TTTTTTTCAATTCTTGGTGTAGACATTCCAGAAGCATAGTCTCGAAAGACCATTCGAACCATGTCTGCTTCTTCTGGAATCAGTTCAAGCTTTCCTTGATTGTTTGAGTATCCATACATTCTGTGTCCGAGAACAACACCGTTTTTGATTGACTGTGCGTGTCCAAACTTTACTCTTGAAGAAAGTTTTCGGATTTCGTCCTGCGCTACCCCAGCCATAATAGTAAGTCGGAACTCACTATCATCATCAATAGTGTTAATTCCATCATTTTGGAACCAAACGCATACGCCGTAAGACAACAATTCTCTGGTGTATTGGATGCTATCAAGAGTGTTTCTCGCAAATCTTGAAATTTCTTTTGTTATAATCATGTCAATTTTTCCAAGCTTTGCATCTCTGAGCATTCTTTGGAATTCTTCTCTTTTATCTGCGTGCATTCCAGAGATACCATCATCAATGTAAGAACCGGCAAACTTCCATCTGTTGTTAGAATGTATCAGTTCTTCAAAATGTTCCTCCTGGTGCTTAATGGATGCTTGCTGTTCAACTTTTTCAGTAGAAACCCTGGCATAATAAGCAACATTTAGTTCAATGTCGTAAATAGAGCAATTTCTTAATTTTTCTCTTACATAATAAATATTCATAGTGCATTTCTCCCTTAATAAACAGGGAGTGGAATCATATAAAGTATAACACCTCATATAAATCCACTCAATACATTGTCGTTACTTTCTAATGCTGATTTCAGCTTTAATTTTATCTCTTGTTTTCTCATCTATCAGACCAAGTGAGAACATTCTTTCGTTTATGGCATACAATATAGCTTTTTCCATTAATTGTCCCTCCATATAATTATCTCATTTTAAACGCTGTTTTTCTTTATCTTTTGTATGCCCTATAATTTCTACCATTATTCTCTTTTGAACGATTCTGCGCTATTTTAAATACACAATTATCACGTTTTACAACAAATCAAAGATATTGACCTGCCCATCAATCTGAGATTCTTCCAGATTGTAAAATTTGCAAGCTATATAATCTGGATTCCAATCAATTTCCAGTTCGTATTGCAAACATTGCGGATGTTTGCCCCCACGGAAGAATCTGCATTCTGAACAGGTATGCTGATAAGCTGTACCGCCAGACCGCTTATACATTTCGCTTATCTTTCTCATAGAATCACTCGCTTTACTCTTGACTTTCCTCTCGCTTTCTTCTTGAAGATACCATTTTTAACACAATCCCTTGGATCACATCCTCTGCTATGTTCTTCAATCAAGATATAATCACAGGTTGCATTTGTACTCCATGCATTTTCGCTCTTGCTGTAATAGTCGCATTTCGAGCATTGTCTCCGCTTTAAGACTATAATTTCAGTGCTTTTTAATTCTCTCCATGGTTTTCTATCTGGCAATTTTCAGCACCTCCCAATCTGGCAGTATCTATAATTTTTAAAAGGTCTGGACTTAGTTTTCTTCGTTCTTGTTCTCTTTGCACTTCTGCCCGATACGTCCTTTGAAAATTTGATTGAACTACACTCCACCATGTACCATCTACATTTTCAGATACCGCCCATTCTCTAAGTTGTGCCGGACTTGATACTGCTTTCTGAATGATTTTTGGAAGCTTATCAAACTCTGTTTCTGCGTTATATGTAGAGTTCTGAATAGCTTTGCATACCTTTTCCCAGGCTTCTGTTTCATTCAGCTCTTCCTTTTGCGGTGCAACGCTTTGTGCGCATTGCCTTAATGCGGCTATTGATGGCTCTTTCCATTCCGTCTGCATATATTTCTTTAATCCGAAACTTAAAAGCTTGTAATCCAGGTCTTTCAGTAATCCGTACCAAGTATCAAAAGCATATTGATCTGGCAGAAATGCTGGGGAAGTGTACACAGCTTTCATTGCCTTTACCAGTACCGCCCATTCTTCTCTTGTCATACCCAGTTATCCACCTCGCTTACCCTGTTTTGTATTTTCTCCATGTAACTTTGAGGCTTGTTACCGGATTTATCAAGATAGTTCCCTTCAAATACCTTCGCAAAGTTACCGGGCTTTAAGAACCAATCGAAAGTTATCATCCAACCTTCTTTGTTCTGGCCTTGTAAGAAGCTGCTATGGCGAATGTTTTCAATGGCTTCTAAGATATCGTCCATATGGTTCTGACGGATTCTGGCTTTCACTGCTTGTTCTCGTTTTGATGTCATTCTTTTTACAGGGTTAATACCAAATTCTTCCAGAGTATTCCATTCATCAATGATTCGTTGGACGTCAGTCTGACGAATAGTATCTTTAGATACTATTAAATCATTTATATCTTTTTCTTTATCTTTATCTAATTCTGTATCTAAATCTAATTCTAAATCTTTATCTAAACCTATATCTTTATCTGAGTGCGTCTTTCGTTCGTCTATTTTGCGTCTTTTCTGCGTCTGCCTGTTTGAACGCTCTATTAGTTTGGTATCATCAATAGAATTTCCATTTGTCAGTGAGTAACTTCCGTTATCTTTCAATAGCAGTTTCTTTTTTTCATCAGTGTATGAAGTTTCTATATATCTGTCTCTGGACAGGGTGTTGTGCATTCTCCAATGTTTAATAACGATCACGCCATCATCAAACAAGATAACAAATCTCTTGGCAATTAGAAGCTTCAAATCATCATCATTCGCTCCTATTATTTTTTCAATCCTCTTTGGGTTTCCAATAAATCCATCATCGTCAGCTCTCATGTTTAGATGAAAATAAAGACATTGTGTTGATAACGGCATATCAAGGAAAGCATCTGTATCAACAATTTTCATTGTGAACATTCTTTTATTTGCCAATTTTGAAATTCCTTTCTCCAATTCCTGGATTTTTCAAAAGTGTTTATCTCAATTCAACTTCAATTCCATTGATTTTCAGTTCTCCATTTACCGGAACCACAAGAGATGGAACGCCGTTTATTTCTTTCAATTCAATCAGAGAAATTTTATCCGGCTGAATGCAGATTGTTGCATCTGATGTTAAAATTTTTGCAGTTTTTGAATTATGGATATTGTCAAGGGCGACAGGCTCATTGCTGAAATACATTTCCCAGTTTTCCTTGAAATCCGATAACTTCTCGTCTGGAACTCCGCAATATCCAAAAATCTGTTCCATTTCATCACATGATACAGTTATCATCTCTGGGCTGTCTTTCTTCTGTTCTCTTACTTCCTGTAAAGATTCAACCAGGCTTTCAGTGAAATTAAATGTTGTGCATCCTTCGAAATTATCCATAATAAAATCTGAAAAGACATTGATCTCATTGCCAGGTATACGTGGAATTGATGTGCCAAGAACGTTTTCGATAAAGTCTGGATGAATATTCTTTATGTTTTTGTTAAAATACAAGGTTCCATGAATATCAGTGCTTCTGTCATTAAATACCGGGAATAAGAATCCTGTTTCTGGTCTTGAGACTACCCAATCACGAATTCTGTCTTTGATGTTATTTTCAGCCACATCATAGCTAAGCCCAGCCTTTGAAAGATTCACCGGGCAAATGCTGCACAGAATGTGTTCATAAATTTCTTCTGAGGCATCGTGCATTTCGGTTCCATCAGAAGTTTTTCCGGGAATGTCATATACTGCATGAATGAGAACTATGTAGTAATTTTCTGGATAATCGTAATTTTCAATCACTTTGTCGTAAAACTCATCCAAAAGATCATCATCTTTAAGCTTACTTGCTCTGATCCGCATAAGAAATTCCTGTGTTCCACCCTCTTTTTCCTGTGCTAATGGGAATTCAAGATTCATAAGGCTTTTTCCAAGTCTGCCAGACATGGTTTTCTTGAAAATGTCAAAATACTTAAACATTTCTTCCTCTGGAAGGGAAAGGAAAGCTTCTTTAATTTTGGTTTTCTTATTTTTTTCTGCATCCACATAACAACCACAAATGCGTGTGATTGCACAATTGGCTGGTGTAAACTGCTTCTTGATCTCTGCGATTTCTTTCTTATTCATGATTAATCCTCCGCTCCAAATATTTTTCTTAAATTGTTCTGGTAATTCTTCACTGTTTGTTCGATAGTGTTATAAGTTGGTCTTAATCTGCATCTTTCTTTGTAACCATCGCATCTTGTTCCAAAAAGAATGGAATTTCGACATATTCCATCTTGACTAGCGCAACATTTATTCATTCTTCTTCATCCTTTCTGCTTCTCTCGCCTGTTTCTTTTCAATCCACTTATTAATTTTCTCATCAGAAATCATGTACATTTGCTTTAACATTTCGATGCAGATCAATACATCTGCAATTTCTTCTATCATGTTATCACGGTTGATTTTTCCACGTTTTGCCTTGCTGATTGCCTGGATAAGTTCGGCGCATTCTTCCATACAGACTGTACTTTGATTATTTTTGCCGTAATGCAAAATACTTTCTGCGATAACACCTTTATTAATCTTTATCCCTGTGATTAATCCGGCAAGAGCCTTTGCTCCAGAATCACACGCCCATGCTTCCTTGAGATATTTTTTCTGCCATTCATCTTTGTTTTCAGAACTTTCAAGGAAACATAAATGCTGGTCTCTCATATCGGATAATATGTCTTTTGCTTCTTCTGGTTTCATATTAATTTCCTCTTCATCATCAATCTCAACAATTTTTAAGTCTGCGAAATCACAACCCATTGCGAATCCGTCAATCATTTTCTTCTTAACTCCAAATACCTCTATCATGTAAGAATTATTTTCCATGATTTTTATTACATCTGACTTTTTAACATATTCAGCCATTCTTCATCTCCTCCAACTTCTTCTCTATCGGATTAATAATCTCTTCCAATGCCTGTTGCTCATAATTTTCTTTCCAGATTTTTTCTCTTTTCCAAAATTGGATTTTCATAATCTCATTTATTAAATTAATACACGCTATTGCTTCTAACATTCCCCAACATCCATCACAGGCTCTTTCATTGCACCAGTTTATAAATTCTTTAAATTTCATTTTTGAGTTCCTCCAACTTATTTTCAGCTTCTTCACGGGTGAGGAATACCACAACATTCAATTCTCCAAGCCATTCATCCTCGTTCGCCCATAAAAACCATCTGCCGTCTTTTCCGTATTCAATTCCGCTTACCACGTTTTTTCGAATACCCATGCCATATATATCCCATACAGTTGTGCCAATAGGACACGGAAATCTCACAAGCAATCCCTGTTCTTATAAGTCTTTGTATTTCTTCAACTCTTTCTGCATTATCGCTAATTTAGCAAGTTCCAATCCAGTAAATGCACCGTTTTCTTTGAGTTCCTTTAATTCTTTTAAAGTGCCAATATCTTTGTAAGATTTTAATTCTTCAAGCCATTCCGCAAACTGTTCATGTTCTTCTGCATCTTTAATACAATCAGCTTCGAATCGTTTATTAATTTCTTCATTTCCCAGTGATACCTTAGTAAATTTACCATTCCATCTTTTTCTTTGCGCCATCATCTTTTCATGATTAATTGCTTCTTCAAGTGTTAATCTTTCCATCTACTTCACCTCTTATATACAACCCACTCATCAGAACCTTTGAACTTTACCCTTATCTTTACCGGATGTCCATCACCAATCATTCCCTTTGGCTTATATTCACCAACAAATGTTGCTCCTTCCAATGCCTTATGGCTTTTCTCGCATGCAATAGCCTTTTCTTTATCCGCATAGTCAGTATTGCAGATTTGACATGTATATAATATTTTCTTAATCATCTACCTCACCTCTTCCATCTGATTTTCTACAGTATCTGCGAGTAACTTCAAGGACTTAATAAATGAGTCCGTCAATGCTGTTCTGTCTGGGTTTTTAGCAAATGTTCTGACAATGTTTACTGCATCCTTGATTTCTTCTTCATCTTCGACGATTTTGGATGCTTCAAGCAATGTCTTTTCAAAGCTGTAAGTAGCGATTTTATTATCGTAAAAAATCAATATGTTTGGAAATGGAATTTCGATATGGTTTAAATGGTTTTCTCTCGCCCATTTGAATCCCTGAAACCTTGCTATTTTCAGAACACTCAAATATTCTTCCCGCGTTCTTACAAATACGTTTTTTCCTGTTAAATCAATCATCATAATTTCCCCCCTGTAATCTCATCAATACACTGATTCCATCCCTCTGCAAAGCCGGTATCAGACGTATTAGCCGGATAATCTCCATTGTATTTCTCTGGTAAATCCATAAGCGGACACCAATCAGGCTTTGCGCTTAAGTCTTCGATATATCTACAATTTATTTTACAAAAAGAATGGAATATTCCACCGTGTAAAACACATGATTCACAATCTTCTGGTGTTTCCATCACTACTACTGATTTATTCATTCCGGCACCTCCATTCCTAAATTAAATAATGTTAATTGTGATTTGAACTCGTTCAACCGTTTTTGAGCTGAATCGTAATAATCTTTATTGATTTCATAACCAACATATTCCAGACCGTATTCCTCATATGCAATCAATGAACTTGCGCTCCCCACATGGGTATCAAGAATCTTCATTCCTTTCTGCAGATATTTCTGACATATCCAACGATATAAATTTACAGGCTTTTGGGTTGGGTGGATTCGCTTTTCGTTCAGTCTTTTGTTGCCCTGCTGTATTGTTCCTTCAATTATTGATTTTCCTTGAAACATTCCTCTCCACATATAGCGAAAAATATCAACCCTTCTTGTAAGACTGCAGTAAGCAACTTCTGCGTCTGATTGATCTGAACCATCGTTGCATTTATCCCAGACTATCAATCCGCCCGCCATTGTGTAATCAAAATAATTACATCCCCAGATAATTTGATTCTTTGAAACCCTAAACAGTTGTTTGAAATATTCTTTATCAGGCGTATTGTTGTCCAATCCATAATTCTTGTACCTACCATCAGGAACATAAATGGAACTTCCATTTTTCTGCTTTACATATTTACTACGATTCTTACCGCCGTGTTCTTTGATTCCGTATGGTGGGTCTACAACTGCCACGTCGAAGTAATTATCTGGAAAGTCCGGGAGAAAATTCATGCAGTCACCGCAAATAAATTCTCTTTGCATCAGTGTTCCTCCTGTAATAATTCTTTATTGTCGAAAATGTTTCCAACTGGCATAGCGTATACCATGTCAATCCAATACCCTAAATCTTTTCTAAGGCATTTGTCTTCCGTCCAATCTACATAGAATCCGACATGTTCTGTTTTCTGAGAATCAAAACAATTTTGATAATATCCATATTTGATTGGAGCATAAATTTCTCCGAAATGATATTTGATAATATCATTTTCCCAAATTTTGTTTCCGTTCTTGTCACAAAGTCCCGTGAACTGGCAGAGGGTCTTCTCGCTACCATTAAAATATCATCAATTTCCATGTATCCGTATTGACTGCAATAATGCGGATTTTCTTCAAAGCTGATAAATAAACCTAAATGTGTTTTAATTGGAATTCCCTCAATCCATTCTCCTGTTTGGATGCTTTTTGCCCTGAAAAGAATTTCTCTCATTCAACTCCACCGCCTTTCACGATTTCAACTGTTTCATTCGTCTGGGTGGTGCTTGTCGTACATAATCACTATGCATACAAGACCAGTCACTCCGAATATGATTCCAAGGGTGAATCCTAATAAGAATGTAATCATGGCTCATCCTCCTTGTATGGTTCTGGAAGCGGCATCCAGGCAATAACTTTATACATCTTTGTTCCTCCATGCCCGTCTGAATATTTATCCCATTCAAGATATCCATATTTCTTTTCGTTCCAATATCCGGCATCTCCAAATTTTAAATAATTCGCAATTCCATAAAGCTTTTCAGGTGTTCCATAGACTTTTTCAAGCGTTACAAGATACTCTTTTTCGTCTTCCGGTACTCTCTCACTGACCGGAATCCAACCGTTTTCTTTCTCGTCCTGTTCCAGATCATTCAGAAGAGTATTCACAATATCCAGCGCACTCCCTGGAAGCCCATGCTTATACTGCGATTTCTTTTCTATCTCAGCTTTGTATTGTTCTAATCTGGTTCGTACTCTGCTCATGCTTCCACCTCACTATCCTCTGGCATCTGGAATGTCATTCCTTTTTTGAGCATTTCTCCAAGTTCTCCAGCATGTGCTTTGTTCTCTTCCGTTTTTGGCTTCATGCTTAATATCCTACATACTTCTGGAATTACATATTTTGTGTATTCCGAATCTCCGTATGCTTCCTGGATCATATCCAGTACTTTCATGGCTTTTGCTTTGGTGGAATATTCTCCGAGCAGATAACTGCATCCGGTGATGTATGATGTTATAATTATTTTTATAGGTCCTTCCGCAATTTCAATTCCTGCCAAAGTATTAAAATTAATCAATATTTCGCTGTTCTGGCTTCTGATTAACATTTTGTGTCCTCCTTATTCAATGAAATTTGTTCCGCACTGGCAATGATAACTAATGTGTCCGTTATATTTGCTCACGTTTGCAATTACCTTTCTACCGCATGAAAAGCAAGTTACCTCTTTTGTCAGCGGCTTTTCGTATTCTTCTACTTCTTTATCTTGAATAAACCTCTGACCGCACCAGTGACACTGTTTAGTGCTGTACGGAATCTCTCCGCAAATAGGACATTCTGGAATTATTCCGTAACCATCATTTATGATTGGAAGCTTGATCGGCTCTCGCTTTGAATAAATATTCCAAAGTTCTTTTCTACGGTTCTCTTCGTCCTGTGCCATTAACGCTTTGTACTTCTCTTCCTCTTCTTTATCCCAGTAAATGACACAGGCTTTATCTTCTGGTGAAATGTCTTTGGTGTACGGCTGTGTCGTGCAATGATAGCCTGTTTCACCCTTTCTTTTTCTTGACTGTCATCTTACGCAGCCACCGCATTTTTTGTCCAACAATTCTTCTGGATAAATGCTTGTGCTGGAACGTCTTTTTCTTACTGGCATTCCGTCACTGAATTTAATTTCACTCATTATTTACCCTCCTTTTTCAACATCGGAAACAACCATCCTGTCTTTTCGTTTGATGCAATCCAATCAAAATTTAGCTCTGATAATTGATACTCTTTATTGCATCTTTCACAGGTGAATCCGTTCGCTTTACTGTATTGCCCTATAATTCCACCAAATCCACATCTACAGTGTTTATAATCCATTTCTATCCTCACTTACGCTCCAAATCTTCTAACCAATTCTTTATTCAAATCCGGAATCCGTACATCTGTTTCAGATTCCAACTCTTCAATCATGCTCATAAAACTTCTTTCTCCACGATTTGCTTGTCCTACAAACTCATTTGCACAATTAATTACATCCAAAAGTCTTTTAGTGGAAAAGCCATGCAATTTCCGTAATGCCAGCATGGTTGTTACCGTGTTAATTGTATTCGCCCAGTCGTCACCAGTGCTGAATCCATCGTTGTAGGCTTGATCTTGCATAAATTCCAGCTCTTTACGTGAATTCTGCATGGCTCTGGCGAACGCCTGTGACATTTGATTGTCACAAGCCAGCACCCTATTTTTCTTTGGTGCTTTCATCTTTAATTTGCTTCCCATATTTTTCCCTTTCGTATCTGTATTCCGTCAAACGGTATGCTCTCGATATTCCCGGATGTTCTGTGGCAATCAGAGAATCCATCTCCAATTGCCGCATATGTCTCTGGACGGTACACTTTGTAAGGTCTGTTCCATCCATAATTTCTTCATAAGAAGGCATATATCCGTGTTTCTCAAAATACTTGACAAGAAATCTGTAAATATCGTTTCTGGCAGATTGCCCCTCATTATATTTCCTCTGGCGGTAATTCATACGCAAAACGGCTCTTCTGCCGCAGTATTACTTTTTTCTGCACGCATTTTATTTAATCTTTCCGCAGCTTTCTTTTTCGCTTCATCGGAATATTTTCTTGGTGGATTGATTTTAATGTAGGAATACGGCAAGTGGGCGAAAATAGATCCATCATTATTTCTGGCAAGAATTTTCACATCATCTGGAAATTCCTTTTCTAATTCCTCACATCTGTTCTTCCAGGTGCTCCCATTCTTAGCAGTAAGCCCTACATAATCTCTTCCTGGAATCCACTCAATTACGCATTCGTTTGTGTTTTCTGACACAAAACTCACCTCTATTCATTTTTTTATTTTTATCTTTGGAATTTAGCCAGTAGAACTACTGGTGTGTTAGAATCAGTGATAGTTTTCTTCGTTGAGTAAGTCGTTAAATTTTTCCAACGCCTTAATAGATACTTTGTTATTTGCTTTTTCTGGTCTGATTGATACGTTTAAATGGATATCAATGATGTGTTTTAGTTCTCTTGCAAGGGTTATTTTCCCCTGTTGGATTCCATCTCTATATCCTTTTGCTGGACGAAATTCATTGATTTTTTCTTTCCCTTCCCCTTGGCTCCCAGAGGTTTTATTATATCTGCATTGATATCCTTTTTTGGTATACTCTAATATCCAGTATTGTTCCATTTTATCAAGCTGTTCGACAGGATAATGGATAAAATTTATTTTCCACCCAAAAGGATTTTCTTCGCTGTAAAATCCTCTTTTCTTAATTGATAGGTCTATGTGCTGATACCCAGTAAGGTGTGAGCACATCCTCTGAATTATATGTACTGCCTGACCTATATAAAAGTATGAGATTTCGTTTTCATCAGTTCTGGTTAAAAAATATATTCCGCTCCCATCATCAAGCTTTGGATTGATCTTCATGAGTCTTTTTCGATTCGTTGTTTCAATAGCTTTTGCCTGTCTAAGCTTTTTATAATCCACCCAGAATCACTCCTTTTCAATCTGGTCAATGAGTTTTTTGCACTCAGCTTTGACATAAGCAAGTGAGTGAATTTTGCAATCTGGATTTTTGTTTAATTCTCGCCAGTAATCTCCCATTATTTTAAGCATTTTTTTGAAGTCTGGTTCTTCCCCGAAATACTGTTCTGCTATCTCAATATCATAACCATCGAAACAATGAGCGCAGTCAAATCCAATCCACCATGTATCATCATCGTCACAATCGTGTAGAAATGGTTCTGAATAAGTAACTCCACCATGACAGTCAAGATAACCTAAATCATCAACACTTTTCTTTGCTAACTTATGGCTGTAAGGTATACCAACATATCCGCATCTGTATGCTCCTGGCATAAACAGAACCACATATGGATAACCTTTGTATGTAGACTTTGTTTCTAAAACTGGTTTCATTTAATCACTCCCATTCACTCTCGTATTCATCTTCGCCCTCATCATAGTAACCATTTTCCATGATTTCTTTGAATGCAGCTATTGCCTTTCTGAACCTGTCACGCAAAACCTGTTCTTTCTGTTCAAGATCATCAATAACCTTTTTTCTTTCTGCGATTTCTTCTAAAAGAGATTTATTCTCTTCTTCAAGATTGTATCTGGCAATGCGTTTCATGGTTGTTGGATCAAGTTTTACAAGTTCCTTTCCAGTAACGTAAAGAGTTGTTGGATTCATTATTGCCGGCGCATACGTTCTTGTCTCGCCATAAACCGATGTAGTTTCTATTTGTTCTGGCGGTTCAGTAATATCCTCAATAGATTCAACATCAAAGCACATCATTTTCTGATTGCTAAAATAAATAATCTGTCCTGTTTGTACCATTTCATCACTCCTAACTAAACGGAAATTCATCTTCCATACTGCCTAAATCTGGCACATCCATGAAACTAGGTTCCGGCGGCGGTACTGGTCGTGTATCTGGTTTCTGTGGATTCTCTGTCTGACCTTTGTTTTCTGCAAAATCATGTGATTCCACAAAACAGTCATTTGTGTATATTTTTTCACCATTTTGGTTCGTATAACTTCCAGTCTGCCATTTCCCTCTAATATTAATTTTCATTCCTTTTTTCAGAAATTTCTCAACAAATTCTGCATTCTTTCCAAGTGCTACGCATGGTATAAAGTCGGCTTTACGCTCTGTGTTCTTTCTTTTTTCTCTATCAACGCCAATGTGTATCTGGCAATCTTAGTGTCGTTAGTTCCCATTCGTATTTCCGGGTCAGCTGTCAGCCGCCCGGATAATACAACTACATTAAATCCCATACAATCACCTCTCAATCTGAATGTCGCATCTAATAAGTGCGTGTTTGATTTTCTTTGTATTTCCTGTTACAGTTTCTTCTTTCCCGATAACAAAGGAAATATCATCTTCTGTTACGTTGAATCCTTTTGTTTTGATATGCTCCATGATGATTTCTTTAATTTCATCTGTGCCGATTCCGATTGTTATTTCCAATGGTGTTACCTCCCTGGTTTGTATACTGGTGGCATTGGTTGCCATGCAATGACTGGGTAATATGCAATTCCGTGTTCTTCTACCATGCCCCATCTTCCACCGCCTAAATATGTAAGGGTTGTTGGTAACTCGGCGTCTTTTATGGTAACGTTGTATTTTATCTTATCTTCTGGGCTTTCTCTCACATCTGGCTCTGGCGGTAACTTCACATCTGTTGGAAACCACATATCCGCAGAGCTGTAGGAACAAATCAGTTCTTCAACTTTCTTGATTGCATCATTCCATCCTTTGTCGTACTTGCATTCCTGTTCGGAAGGTTTTGGCTTTTTCAGTTTGTTAAGTGTTTTTAAGAATATTTTCATTAATAATCATCCTCCTTTGACTTTTTAAATGAAATATCAATCGGCATTTTCCATTCGGATTCTGTACACTTAACAATAGCCTGTAAAAAAGAAGCAACAATATTCTTTCTGAAATCTGCACCCTTTAGCTGTTTTCTTATCTCTTCTGCAAATTCCTCACGGTTTTCGTTTACATATTTTTCAATTTCTTCCTTTACTGTGGTTTTTACAATATCTTCTGCAAGCCAGTCAAAATATGGTTTTGCGTTCCAACTCCCTTTATCGCAAAATTTTCCTTCTTTATTAACATACCTATTCGTCATTGTTTTTATCGCATCACGTACAATAACGGATGGGTCGCCTAATGCCTTTACGATTCCGGCGTGAACTTCTTCTTGTATTGCTGCTTTTATTACATCGTCACTGATATTTAAACTCATCATATTTCCCATGTTATAGCTTCTCCTTCCAAAACGGACATAAGTCCAAATTAACTTCTAGCCCCGGTCTGGCAATCTGCACCAGGGCATCATCCCAAACCACCGCTTCTTTTATCTCCTTCAAAATCTGTTCCGGGTCAGCTGCTTCATTACTCAAATGAACCAATGTTACCGTCCGTAATGCTGCCGTATGGTTTGTTTTTACTAGGATTTTGCAAGTATCTAAGGAACAATGCCCTTTAAGCCTGTGCGTGTAATTTTCAGCTGTTTTGTCAACCAATTCTTTACAATAGTTGCATTCAATAACTAAGTGGTTCAGTCGCATTGCCTGGAAGTTGTACTTGCAGTATTCAAAGTCAGTCATATACAACAACTTTCCCATTTCTTCATGTTCTATGAGATACCCATAATTGAAACAAGGAATAAGTTGTCTTGTGTCCTTATCTCTTGTGGTATGCGGCAAATAAAATGGTATTACCGTAAATGAACCAACCCGAAACGGTCTTTTTTCTGGAACGCCTTTCATCAGCTCACCAGTGATGATTTGCAGATGTTCTACAGTTTCATCGTTGGTGTAAATCTGGATTCCTAAATTCATTAGATTTTTAAATGATTCACGGTGATCACCGTGTTCATGCGTCAGAAGTACGCCGGAAACATCACTTGTTCTGTAATCAATAGATTTTAAAATGTCTTTGTATCTGCATCCGCAGTCCAGAAGAAGCATTTCTCCACTGTTCGATTTCAAAACATAGCAGTTTCCGGGTTGGCTCCCTGTGTTTACTACTCGCATAAGCATTTTCATCACCTCGCTTTCCGAATATTCCTTTAAATCAGTTTTCCTCATTCACAACAATACCGCCGTGGATAATAACTCTCTTTCCGTCCGAATCGTCAAAGTAAACTTCATTCTCCGATTCGGAAACATCAAACTTTCCAGACCAGGACTTGATTTTACCACCGTTGTAATCGTAAACAGTTACGGTACGGTTCAGACCACCGTCAATATCACTAGACAGTGATTTTAATGATCTGCTACAGGAAGAACAACCACTAAACATTGTGATTGCTGTAACCCCTGTAATTAATACTGCCGTCTTAATACATTTCTTTTTCATCCTACATTTCCTCCTGGCTCATAAATGATGGAATTTCTGTTTCAACTGGCTCTGCTGCCGGAACTGGTTCTTTCTCTGCTGTTTTTACGGTTTCGGCTACGGTTGGCTGCTTTGGCTTTTCTTCGATTACTTCTGGTTGTGGAATGAATTCTTCTACATTGGCATTCTGTTCGATTTCTTCCTGTACTTCTCTGTATGTGGCATCCATCATGTTGTATTCGTAAGCCTGTACTGGATTGTCCCATCTCTTAGGAATAGACTTCATAATGTTGTTTCGCATCTTACGAATAATCATTGACTCTCTGGATTGTGTTTCATAATAAGATGGTGAAATATACGGTCTTAATTCCTCACAGTCAATAATTGCTTCCAGTTCTCCAATGTCAGCGACCTTTTTCATGATCTCTTTTTTCTTTGCTTCAATTTGAGCTTTCTGCGCATCTGTAGCTTTATATCTGTCCGCACAAATTCCAAACGTTTCATTCTGGAGATTATTCTTGATGTGCGCTGCAAGATTCTTCAGTACATCTACTCTTTCACAAGAAAGGTATTCAATATGTCCGTCCTTATACTGAATCGGATATACGATACGGACTACCTTACCTACACCAGATTCTTCCCATTCTGGCGGTGTGATTTCTACACCTTTATGTCTTGGTGGGATATACTTATCACCTTCTCTGACTTTCCAGTACGGGAATACTTTAGCTACATTGACACCATATCTACTTACAAGAGCATCGTTTCCATCGCCCTCAATCGCAAATTCAACCTTCTTTTCCCACTGAGGTTTCTGCCCTTTCGCTGCTACATTTACATTTCTAATCTGGAAATAACATTCTCTCGGCTGTGCATTTGCGTTCAGCTTTAATGCTGCTACTTTACTCAGAATAAATTTAAGATTAGAGCCATTTATTGCTTCAAAACTTACTCCGCTCTCATGCACCATCTGGAAAATAGATCCCATTGCTGCCACTACGCAATCCTTTGAGTAGGAATCAAATTCCATTCCTCTTGAAGTCAAATCTCTTTCCATTAAATCGACATAACGATTTGTGTAATAGGAAAGCTGTGTGTTAAAATTTGCTACCTGTGTGTTTTCTGCCATGATTATTCTCCTTTTCTTTTTTATATTTGCTAACACGCTGTTGCGTGATTGTATGTTTTGTACCTATGTAGGTTTGCAGATATCTCAAACCTCAATTTCCAATATTCGGTTTTACATAGGTTCTTGTGAGTGAAATATCCTCCTCACATTCCAGGTGCAAAATCACCTGTGACTTGATTAAGCCAATTATTTTTGATATTATTTAAGCAAATATAGTTTCTTCTATATTTCATATGGAACAGCCAGCCTGTCGCCAAACATTTGCTGGCTGTTTCCTTATTTACAATTCTTTTACTTCCAAATCCCCATCCGTAACTCTCAGTATAATCATCTGTCTGTCTAATACAGGAATTCTGCTTTTGTCAATGCTCTCCGAATCATCAATCCAAATCGGAAGATTCAGACCGTTCATTTCCTGTAACCCATTCAGCAAATCAACCTCGCAAAGAATTTTGTCGGAATGATTCAATCCGCTGTTGTAGTCGATTCCATTACAGATCATCTTGCAAGTTTCCACTGGATTTCCCTCAATCGTGTAATCAAGGAAACTGAACTGGAAATGCTTAAAGTATGGATTGATTTTCTCTGCCAGTGCTTTATTTTTCTGAATTGAGAAGTTAATAACGGTGTCAATGTTTTTTTCAATATCAGCTTGAACTTGTCCAAGGCTTTTCAGTTCCTCATTCAGTTCGGCTACTCGCTTTTCTTTTTCTGTGACTGCTGCCTGTGCAATCTTAATGTCTGCATCCACATTGGAAATCTGTTTCATAACATTGCTGATCTGCATTCTTAATTCCTGTTTCTTTCCAGGAACATCATCAAATGATTTCAGTTTCTCTTCAAGTTCTGCAATTCTCGCTGTAACCGCAAGATATTCTTCATCATTTGTCATATCTACAGATTCTGGAAGCTCCGTAAATTTGGACTGTTCTTCCTCAATCTGCTTAGTGAGTTCAGCAACTTCATCCTGTGCCTCACTGATTTCCGACTGTAATTTGTTGATTTCCTCGTTAGTTTTCTTTAATTTTGCAGCGGAAGTATTTCCAAGGTCGCAGACATATTTAAGCTTTTCCTGCTTCTCCGATTCAAAGGATTCTTTTATTTTCAACTGTGCTTCAATTCTGGCTTTCTTTTTTTCTTCAAAGGAAGCTCTCAATTCGGAAATCTGTTCTTCTGGCAGTTCCTGTCCGCAGGTGGAGCAAATGGTATCAGAATCATTGAATGTTTCAGCTTCAATAGCTTTCAGTTCAGAATCATCCAACTCCATTTCTTTGATTCTCGGATAGTCCTGTCTGGCTCTATCCAAGTCAGCTTTTGCCTGTTGTGCTTCCCTTATGTGGTTGCCCAGTTCCATTCCAATAATACGAATGCTTGATTCCTTTTCTGATTTTTTTAACATAAGTTCAGAAACTGTATCAGAAATAAATTTTTGTCTGGCTCTTAACCATTCATTCGCCTTGCTAACCAGACCATCCCTGGAAGATTTCAAACCACGGATTTCATACGAAAGACTGTCATAGCCTTTTGCTGAATCTTCAAGAATCTGTTCCTGTTCTTCCAGTTTGGAAAGGTCCGCATTAAGCTCCTGTTTTTTGGATTCCAGGGAAGAAGTATCTTCTGCTTCAACAGTCCGATTGGTTTCATATGCAATCTCCGTGTTTTTGGCATCCACCTTTTTCTTTTGTGCATTCAGTTCTTTTCGGAGCTTCTTCAATGTATCTTCTACGGAATGCCCCTTTGTGATTTCTTCCACATGAGCGTACTGTGGATTCTCTTCCATAAACTGAGCAATATCGAAACCAGACATCTTTTCCAGTACCTTCCTGGATTCTGCTGTTGACTTCTGTAATGTATTCAGAAATGGTTTTGGATTACTGCACATCAGAAGTGTTGAAGGCTCTGCTATTGACTGGATGAACTCGGTATAATCCTTTGATTTAGCCGGGAATCCGTCAATTTCATAAGAAGTTTCATTTCCATCGAATACCTCTTCGGACTGTCCTCTTGGTTTTCTCCACTTCTGCTTTGTGATTTTGCGGATCACTTTTTCTTTCCCATCAATCGCAAGTGTAAGCTCCCTTACAACATCAACCTTTGGCACTTCCAATCCATTTTCTTTTCTGCGGATAGAAGTCGGTTCTGTACCATTTGCCATCTTTCCTGTCAGAACATCCAAATATGCGTCCTTTAATGTGGATTTTCCTTCTCTGTTTCTGCCGGAAATCTCTGTTCTTGGAAACAAATCTACAGACTTACTCGGAAACTTTTTGTAATTCTCCAAGTAAATTTTTTTCACTTCCACTTTCATGCTCGATTATCCTCCTATTGATACCTCATATGCGGTTCTGATCTCTACTTCATCACTAGATAATTTTTTATGATAAATCCGGCTCTGGATTCTTCCGATTATTTTTACGAAATCTCCAACCTTGAAATCAGCAGCTTCTCTGGCTTCTTTCAACCATGCTAAGCACGGAATATAATCTGTTCTTCGCAAGTCATATTCGTTGCAAGCAATCATTAAATCACAGATTTCTTTTCCACTTGGTGTTCTGCGGTACACAGGCGGTTTGCAAAGATAACCTTCCAGAATGATTTTGTTTTCACCTTCTGTGCTCCCATCACCTTCTCCACACCAGATTGTTTCCGCTTTGATTTCAAGAATCAAATGTGACTTTCCACTTTCATGTTTGTTTGAAGAACTGTATCTCCCTTCAACATAAGCGTGTTTTCCAATCTTTAAACCTTCCGTCTGCTTTTCTTTAACAATTACTGGAAGCAAATCTACGTTTCCACTGGTGCGCTTTGCACCAATATAAAATCTTGCGAATTTTTCTCCGTCCTTGAAAAACGTTCCTGGCTGAATGTCCATTATTGCGCCAAATATCTGAACTTCATTCTTATTATTCTTCATCCTCCAATTTCTCCATTTCTTTTACGGAAATCTCATATACACTTTCCGTTTCTTCTCCATTAACATAAACATCACGGCTCATTAACCTGCCAGTTACTTTAATGTAATCATTCCTTTTAACGTCTACCGCCAGATCAGCACCTTTTCCCCATAAAGTACAGCGAGTAAAGTCGGATCTTTCTGAAAAATCTCTTGGAATTGCTACGAAAAGATTTGAAACTTTCATGTGCGTTACTGGCGTAAGTTTTGCATATGGCTCTTTCGTGCAACTTCTGGCAATAAACTCTACTTCGTTTATATCACCATCCGGAACCTGTTCTTCCAGGATTTCCACTTTATCAGCTGCGATATAATTAACATTGTGGTGCTTATTTGGATTTTTAGAAGTGTCCATGCTTCTGATTGCTCCTGTTACCACAACTTCTTTTCCGTTATAATCATTATCACGTACAATGGGATCTTCTATAACGATTGGGAACATATCTACTGCACCACTTTTACGAATAACTGTCAGCATGAATTTGTAATAATATCTTCCGTAATGTTCGTGGCTGAACACTATTTCCCCGGCTCTACCTGATAATCTTACTTTATTTAATCTTTTCATTTACTTTTCCTCCGTTCCTAATATAATAGGAAGAAACATTATTGAGAATAAGACGGTTGATACGAAGAACACCCCAATAACATCAAATGATGTAAGCATCCATGTAATTGAGAAGATTACTGTAAACATCCCTATCCCCACAAATATTTCTTCTATTGTCTTTACCACCTCTTTCATTTTGTCCTCACTTTCTTCTGGATGTGGTTACTACAAGTGCAGTTGCCAGAATAGCGATAATTACATTTCTTGCCATCAGCTTTTCTTCCAGATCAGCAATGATTTCACTGGAAAGTGGCTGATTTTCGCCATTTTTTTGCATAAAAAGTCCTCCTGTTATATTTTTGTTTGTCAAATACAGGAGGTTGTGTTATAATAATCCTGTATTTAACTAACTCATTCTTAGTTAGATACCGTCCTGGTTGGTGTGACCGCACCTTCCAGGGCAACTTAATCTACTTCTACAAATTTTCCGTCTTTCAACATATAGAAAGTATCTTCTTTAATGTTTTCTCCATCTACTTTTGCTGATTTAATATCTACAATATGATATTCATTATTAATTTCTTTCCACTCAGTCAGAACAATAAAACATCCGATTTTTCCTTTAGCTTTTGATTTAATTCCTGTAGCTAACGCAATGCTTTCTTTTCCTTCGACGATTGCTGCTGACCGATTTCCGGTATTGGTTGCTGCTGACTGATCTCCGGTATTGGTTGCTGCTGACTGATCTCCGGTATTGGTTGCTGCTGACCGATCTCCGGTATTGGTTGCTGCTGACTGATTTCCGGTATTGGTTGCTGCTGACCGATCTCCGGTATTGGTTGCTGCTGACTGATATCCGGTATTGGTTGCTGCTGACTGATATCCGGTATTGGTTGCTGCTGACCGATCTCCGGTATTGGTTGCCGCTGAATAATCTCCGGTATTGGTTGCCTTATCATCTTCCCAATCAACTTGCTCTTTTATATATTCAACGCCAGCTTTTATAATTCCGGCAATTCCAATTTCTGCTTTTACGGAAATTTTCTTTCCAACTCTCTTGCTATCATCAGATGATTTCTGGCCATTCTCTTCAAGCTCAACTTCACAATATCTGGAATCTGAAGGTGGATAATAACCGAATACATCCATCGGAAATTCGCAAGCATGGAATCCACAATTACAAATGTCTGCTTTTTCTTCTGTGTATTCTTTTCCAATTTCATACTGGAAATCTCTACACTTTAAATCTTTGTCAAAGCCTTTAAAGCATTTCATTCTTTCTTTTCCTCCTTTGATTTTTCTGCATCAAGCCCAAGCATTCTAAATGCCATTTTCTTTGTGAAATCATAATCGTTCACGCTATTCGCCCAAGCTTCAAATGCCTTTAACCTTCCAACCAGAAGTGCGTATTCCTCATTGGCGTTCTCTGGAATATAATCTGTGCTTTTGGTTTCTCCCATGATTAGTCCTCCTTATCTTTTGCTCCAAATGTTTTAAGCATTTCTTCCAGAAGCGAAACAATCTGAATAATTGCATCTACCTGTTTGAACTTTTCCTTGATTTCTTTGTCAAATTCTTCCTCATTCATAAGACCATGCTCGAAAGAATGTCTAAGCTGCTCTTTTACGTCTTTCTCTTCTCCACCATTTTTTACGAACATCTCTTTAATTTCATGGGTGATAACTGCATACTCTGAAAGAATATCAATCCCTTTACCAGAAATATTAACTAAGCCGTTTTCAAATTTAATCATTGTTTTTCCTCCCTATTTTCTTTTATTATCTCCCTCTGAATGGTATAATGTGTTCAGAAAGGAGGTGTGTTAAAATGTTTCTCAAATTAAAAGTTTCCTGTACTTGTCATTGTGATTACTATATAAGTGAAAGAATAAGTACAGACAAGGTTGTGTGCCCGAATTGCGGAAAGGAACATCCTTATTCTCATAAAATAATTTCAATGCTTCATGCCGCAAATGAGATTGATGATGGCAATGTTCCCGGAGCAGAAACAATAAAAACTTCCGTTATTTCTGAATGGGAAGATGTGACTGAGCGTCAATAACAATCTTCATGTACTCTAAAAAGCCTTTCGCTTCAGTGGCGGACAGACCGCATTCGGCAATTTCGTTTTTTACTTTTTCTACAAGGTCGCTTGCCTTCTGTCCGTTTTTGTGGCGATATAACCGATATATTTTGGAATCATAATCGGATAACCTTTCAGCAACGTAATCATCTGCTAACATTCTTTGTTCACCTCCCCTATTCAATAATTGTAAGATCTTCATTCACTGCAAATGGTTCAGTAACAAATATTCCATCTTCTTTAAAGAGAAGATCAATTTCAACATGTTGCTTATTTGCACACTTCACAACAACCACATTCTCGTTTTCTTCTTTGGTATGTGTGAACAAAATGTCTGCAATTTCAAAACCTACAAGAGAATGAAAAATTTCTGGATTATCTCCATAAAATTCATAGCTTTTAATATCTTTCATTGTTTTACCCTCATTTTCTTTCTGAATTAATATCACAATTGCAATCGCGAATCTGCATTTTCGTATTTGTACACGGTTGCCATCCTTGATGTACTTCACAGCTTCCTCATATCTTAATTTTGGAATGTTGTTTCTTGCATTTACACCGAAATAAGATTTCACATCTCGGTTACATTCAGCGAATACTTTCTTTCCAATTTCTGAGTAGGCATTAGATTTCTTTCCGCCCAACGCTTCAATAACCACTAGCGAAACCAGATCCCCAAGATATTTTTGCTGACCGTAGTCAATTGTCATTGTATTTTCAAGTTTTTCGATTCTTTCCTCATGATCTGCTGTGCCCTGGGCAAGAATCTGAATTTGTTCGGCAACCGTCAATGGTTTTCTGTAGGAACCTGTCTTTCGAATTTCTGGGAGAACTTTACTTGTCACCCAGTCTGTAAACCTTTCGGCAGATTCTTTTCTGCTCTGGAAAATCAATTTATACATATTGGGTTCATTTACAAAGTTAGCATTCTGCTTTCTCCCGATACCATCAATGACCTCATTTGTAATGACCCCATCTGCATTTAACCTTGTCTTTGCCTGGCTCGGATTTGAAATTTCTAATGCTTTGCATATATCAATCATGCAAAACCAAGGTTCATTATCAATAGTTATTGTCCGAATATCTCCGAACTCTGGCGAATTAAAAATCTGTAATTCGTTCATTATTCTCCTTTCTGTGATATAATCTCCTTTAGGAAGGAGGTGTTAATTTGAAAAGCTTTGATGATTTTTTAAAAACTGTTGACATGGAAAAACTAATCACCCCAACAGTTAGCACGATCGAAAATACAGATAATTTTGTAACTGCCATTACTGTATTATCTACCTCGATTGCCGTTAATCTTCTACGTCAGTATCACGAATGGATTTCTGAACAGCAGAAGTAATTCCATCAGAAACGCATTTTGAAATACTTTTCCCATCAATATTAGTTTCAAAAATACGTTTCTTTTTAGAGGGCTCCAGGATATTATGAATAGCTTGGAGCTCTTTCAAAATAGCGCAAAGAACGTTATATGTATTACTCATATTCGCCCCTCCTTATGAATTTTCCTCTCAAACCGCTTCCAGATAAGCCAAATCTTTAACTGTCTCCAATCTCTTCTTGCAGTCTTTGTATATTTCCTTATAATGTTTTCCTTGCATGATTCCGAGATCAATTTCATGTAAGATAATATTTTCCATCAAGGACAGGTTGTTGAGTTGCATTACCGTAGCTTCATCTCTCTTATTGATTCCAGCCATCTTGTTTGCTAATTTGGAATATGTCATGTAAAGCATTTCTGCATGACTGCTTCCCTGTACTTTGGCGTATTCAACAAGTTTCTGAATGGTATCTGTTTCTGCCTTTCTGGTAAGTTTCCCGGCCTTTCTGGTTTCAACCCAAACCTGGGTTGATTTCTCACGAATGAAATTCTCCATCTGGTTAAAAGCTTTTATGTACTGTAATTTCCATTCAAGGGCTTCTTTCCCTGTAAATCCCATTACCAGTAAAGAAAATCCATCCCTATTCATTATATAAAATGGATAAGTCTGTTTATTTTGAGGATGTACATAACTGCTTTTAATAAATAAGGGGTCTCCACCATTTTGAGCACACCCTTTTCCAATCAAATCAGAATACATTCTTTCAATTTCGGAAATGAGTTTGTCATGTCTTTTCCCAAATTTCTCAGCCACCTGTAAACTATCACAGACAGCTTCTTCATTCTGAAGATAAACTAAATCGTCTATGATTTTCCTCCTTTCTTGTGTTATACTCCCTATAAGAAGGGAGGTGATGATTATTGGTATTTAATGGTTTCTGCGATAAGCAGAACAAAAATTATTCCATTGAAGCTTCTCTCATTAATACTGGATCATTGGATGATTTGACGCCTAATTACACAATAGGTCGAATTAAGTGTAATTATGCAAGCAAAACTGGATGTTGTTCAAATCCGAAACAATGTTCCATTTTAAAAGCTTCAAAATAATTCTGTTTGGCTCTCTGAGATATGGGAGCCTATTCTGTTTGAAATTTCAGCATCCTTGGTGAATCTTTAAACTTGATTCCCTCAATTTCCCCGATACCTTTCTGGTTCACCTGCAACATCTGCAAGTCCGTGGATAAATTTAAAGCATTCAGATCAATGGAAAGAATAGGAACGCAATCACCAATTCCCTGTTTTAATTCAAAACTTCTTACTCCCTCAAGTTTATGACCGTCAATCAGAATTTCGGTATAAATTCCTTTTTCTCCTTCTACCTGTCTGATTTCAACTTTTGATGTTTTCATCGTCCCTCCATTAAGAACTCTCTCTTTTACTTGAATCAGCAATTTCCTTATCTCGCAATGCTGACAGATAAACGATTGCCATGTTCTTGTTTTCTTCTGATAATGTAGAAAAAATATCAGCAATACGCTTTCCGTCCTCAATGTCGTTTCTGTTTAAATCTGCCATTTAATCACTCCTTTCTGTTTCCTTGTAAACATACTATAGCACACTAGTATTCAGTTGTCAACAATAAAATCGTTGACTTGTAAACATTTTTATGGTATTATAATATCGAAAGGAGGAAGTACAATGAGAGATAGGATTATTGAAATCCGAAAAGAACATCATTTGAGCCAAGAAGCCTTTGCAAAAAAACTGAATCTTTCAAGAAATTTCATTAATCAATTCGAAAATGGTAATAAGAATATTTCTGACAGAACTATCAATGATATTTGTGATGAATTTGGTTTGAATGAAGAATGGTTAAAAACTGGTAATGGAAAAAAAGAAAAAGATATTGACGTTGACTATGGCACTATCTGCACAAAAATTAGCAACGAAGATCCCAAAGCCAAAGAAGCCATAATAAAGTACTTTCAGCTATCCAAAGAAGACAAAGAGCTTTTCTGGAAATTCATGGAGCGATTTGTCAAATAACAAAAAGCAGGGATTAAGTTCCCTGCTTTTTTTCTTTTTGGTCTTCGTATTCAACCATCGTTTTGACAACTCCATATAGCATAGATATATTTTCTGTTTTTGTAATTTTTTCTATCATCTCAATAATTTCTTTCTTGTAATCCACGTAAATCCCTCCCAATATTCCAAACATTTGTTCTTATTTATTAAATTATATCATGTTTTTATAACCATATACTGGGATAGAATTGTTTCCGCTTAAATCTTTCCTGGCAAACTGATTTATTCTGATTTTTCTATGAATTATAAGTTTTTTTGTGTAAATATTGTGATTTTTGCTTTTCCAAATCGTAATAATAATAGATAGAAATAAAGGGGCTGGATGCTTGTCTGCGAGGGATTTATAGCGTTCATGAACAACCTGTTTTACCTCTGCTTTTGCAGTTTCGATAGTTTTATTCCTCCCAAAGATAATACTACGATCCGGGCGGAAGTAAACGTATTGAATCAAGAACGCCTGCACGAATATCAGTATAAATACAATTATGATTTTTTTATGTTTCTCCATGAATCCATCCCCTTTACACTATCATCTTAATGTATTACAATAACATTGTATCAAAAAATATACAATCACACAGGAAATGGCGAAATTAGCACCTCTGGTGGCGAATTTTACGTGAAAAGAGATGATTTGAATGAGAATTGCAATATGTGATGATAGCGAAATCCAGATTGATATATTTATGCATCGGATTAATAATTTTCTCAAACGAAATGGTGATATAAAAGCATTGATTACTCCGTATGATAAAGGGCAGCCGCTTATTGATGATGTGGCAGATGGCGAGTGGTATGATATTGTGGTTTTGGATATCGTTTTGAAAGAAGAAAATGGAATTGAAGTCGCAAAAGAATTGAGATCAAACGGCTATAACGGAAATATTATTTTCTGGACAGCCCACAAAGAATATGTTTTTGAAGCCCTTGATATACTCCCGGTACACTATATCATAAAAGGCTCTGAAAATGGCAGAATGTATACTGCTTTCAATCATGCTCTGGAACACATCAGTAAAAGCACTCTTATGATAAAAGGAAAAGACTTTATTCATAGAGTGGAATTTCAAAATATAGAATATATTGAGAGCCGAAACAAATACATCATTATCCACTGCACTTGCGGTATAGTTTATACGGAACGATGTAAACTGTCTGATATTGAAGAATTACTGGATTCCAGATTCTTGAGGTGTCACCAGAGCTACATAATAAACATGGATGAGGTAAAAGAAATAAACGATTTGTTCCTTATGTTTTCTGGGAATACTGTGCCGATCAGAAGAAAAGACTTTGCGAAAATAAGAAACGAATTTGAAGAATATACAACATTTAAGTAGCTCCCGGGAAAAACCCCGGGAGTATTATTATTTCAGCAATTCATTGACTTTTTTTGCACTTCTGCGTAGTTGTAGCCAGCAGCTTCCAGGCGGTCACGTCTATCTTGTCCATTTCCCCATTCGCCATTGATTACTTCTTTTGCAACCTGGGCTACACTTTTCTTTGTTGTCACGGAATACACTGCTTTTCCGTTCCAATCAAAAACAGAGTAGCCGGCTTTGCAAGCCTTCTTCGCATTTTTCAGTGACTTGTAAGCCCCGATCTGGCTTTTGGAGTCCTTCCATGTATTACGGATGCGGTAATACTTATCAACCTTTACAGTCGGCTTTTTGGTTGGCACTGTCACGGTTTCACTGGAAATAAGCTTCTTGAATCTATCCCAATCATCCTTTCCACGGATAACGGATGGACAGTTCTTAGCACACACATCGTAATGCTGCACTACTCGGCTTGCCGGGATTCCGTATTTCTTCATAAGCTGCTTGCACACATCAACGGTATTCTGGAATGCTTTTTCGTAGTTATATCCAGCATTCATGCACATTTCAATTCCGATGGAATTATGATTATTTACAGTTCCAAAAAGCTTACCGCCGTAATTTACCCCAACGTGCCAAGCCCCACGATTATACGGCAAGGCTTGGTATGCTGACTTATCGTCAACGAATACGTGGCTGAATAGCCATGAAAATTGCCATTATGCTGTGCGGTGGCGTGTGCCTTGGCATCTGCTGTCTTGGCGATATTATCTGTATTGTGGATGACAATATACCGAGGCGTTTGTCCTGCGTAGCTGTTGTTGTTGCTGATTAATGAGGTATTAATATTCATGTGTGTTCTCCTTTCATATATGTGCATTATTAATTAACTTCATTTCAACATCTGAATTTCAGGCGCTCAAATGAAAATAATTAGTCGAATAAACACGAAGATTCCATGCAAAATTGTAGTTAAATCTTTTTCAAATGTATACACGGAAGCAAATAAAAACTACATTACAATGACTGCTGCTTCTTTTGGGCTAAACAGTTTATATCTAGTAATAGCTGAAGATATTACAGTTCCTAATGGCAGGATATTTAGTGGCTTTTACAACGATGGTACGACATCGTACATGGAAATTAGAAATGCTGACGGTTCTGCTTTTAACGGAGTTGTTAGTTTTACAGCACTTGCTTTTGGCGCGTGATTTCAGGAAATCGCTCCACTAAGTGAAATAAGATATGCTTTTCCGTTTTCTAAATTCATGCTTGAATTTGCATTTAAAATTATCCTCCAGCGATTAGTACATCTTCCAATCGAAAGAACACTTGAATTATACCATCCACCATTATTGAATACCTTTGCCGATATTGCAGATAATTGTAAATTTTCATTATGCCTTGGAATTTCTACTGCAAGCCCCATGCCATACACATTTATTCCAATATACCATTCATCTGTAAAAGTTCCGGTAACTGATATCTTCGTGTTTAGCTGCTTTCTTCAGCAGATAAGCCATCTCCTGCTAATTTCATCGCCAGACATGACAACAGCTCCGGAGGTGTCCCCGGAGTGAATTTGAGCTTATATGCTACGCTGCGTACTTATTATATGATGCTCTCACGTTGCTCTGGCTGATATAGCAATATACCTGAGTGGTCTTCAGATCAGCATGTCCCAGGACTGCTGCCACATCCTGGATGTTGGCCCCACGATCAAGAAGGTTGGTCGACAAAGTTCTCCGGTACCTGTGAGGGTGTACGTTTGTAACCTTGGCAGCCTTCCCTAACTTCTTTAATGCTCTTTCAATCCCCGCTTTTGATAACCTCCGCACTGGTACTCTCACACTTGCAAACAGGCACGGATCTGTGTCCGTTCGTGTATTCAGGTAATCCTGCAAATGCATAAGCGCCACAGGGGTGAGGTAGATTCTCCGCTCCTTGTTTCCTTTTCCCAGGACTACTGCATCCTGTGTCTGAAAATTTATATCGTTTCGATTGAGCCTTACCACTTCTGATACCCTGCAGCCAGAAGCATAAAGAAATTCTATCAGCGCCAGATCCCGAAGTGTTGTACAGACCTGTTTTAGTCGCTCCATTTCTGGTGCGGTATAGGGCTTTTTCACTACCTTCGTGTACTTAATCTGGGACAGTGCTGCACATGGGTTTCTTCCGATCATGCCCTCGGCAGAGAGCCAGGAAAAGAAACTACTGAAACATCGGCGGATTCCGTCCAAGGTACGATTGCTTACCTTCCGGCGCTCCTTGTATGCGGCCAGGTAGTATCTGAGATCGTAGGTAGTAATCTCATGCAGTGGCTTATATAGAGTGTGTATCATCATGTAACACGCATCGTAGTAACGCCGAATTGTGGATTCTGCCTTTCCTTCTACTCTCTTGGTAGCTATATATTTTGCCAGCATACTGTCTGGAGTGTTGTCCACTACCGTTAGTTCTGTACTTCTCTCCTGCACTTCGTAACTGTTCAGTTGAATACAGAGCGCATCCTGTACTGCCTGGAGCTGCTGATCATCTAATAGAGATTGCACCGCCAGCAATACATTGTTAATAATCGTATTTCGTATATCCATAACCTTTATTCCTCCTTCTGCTTTATTGTAGCATCCGGAGGAAAGAAGGTCGCAAAACACGAAGTATACGAATGAAGTTTTAACGTGTTCAGCAGGAGTGGTTAGAGAATATACATTTCCAAACCTGCCAGAACATAAAATATCATTTCCTGTTCTTATTGGTGCAAGTTCTAATATAGCTGGTTGCGTTGTTGCAAGAGACGTAAGTATTACTGGGAAAATAAAAGTATATAGTCCAATTCAACAAGATGTCCAAGTATTGCTTATTATGCTCAATTAAACTTTCCGGAATTTGCAATTTCATCTTGAACATATACAGTTAGATGGCAATACAGTAGTGATTGGGCAACATTTGTTGATACTTGTAGATTATATACAAAGAAACGTAAATGCAGCTGATTGTCAACAGCATTAAAAACATAGAGTGTAACGTGGCTTTAGTATGATTTCCAAGGTCTATAGTTATCTCCATTATGCGCTGTAAAGTGGCGAACGTTATTATCAATATCCCACACTTCTATAGTAGAATAACTTGAATATAATCTGCAAACAGTTATTGATTGCCTATTACTTGTGCATGGATTTGATAAATTAGGATAGTCTGATTTCCATGCAGCAAATTTTATTCCAGTACCATCAGCTAATTTAATAAGTATCTGATCCCATGTTGCAGATGCTGTTAATCCAATTTGAGATAAGGAACTGTAGAATTTAAAATTCGTGTTTAGTGCATTAATCCCTAGCGCCTCTTTCAACTGCGCTATAGTAATCTTCTGGGTTGTAGAGCCGTTCTCCAATACCACGATATCCGTATCAGACACTTTGGTAGCTGCTGGGAGAGCTGATATTAGTGTACTTGGTATAGATTCAGACATTTTTCATCAATCCTTTCTTGGAATTTTTTCAATTACTTTATTATTCTTTGTCATCAGGCACTTGCCGTCCTTTGTGGCCAGTGCGTATACTTTGTCGATGATCTTCACGGACAGGACGAAGCTTGCTCTGGCGGTGACCGGGTTCGGTGTCATTTTTACATCGCTGATTAAAATATTCGCCATATCACTTCACCATCACTCCTACTTCTGCAATCAACTTCTCGTCCAGGATTTCATACATCACTCTAAGTTTATATCTACCTTTTTTCTGCGGCTGTATAACCACATCAAGAATATGTCCTTGTATTACCGCAATGCCACTATCTTCAACTTCTTGTGTTCCTTTGTAAAGCAACTCATAGGAAGCTCTTTCGATTAGAAAATCGGTACCTTTGCAGGAGCATATTCTTAGTTTTATATGTTTCTTTTCTCCGAATTCAAAATCCACATTCACAGTTGTAACCTCCTATTAACTCTACATAATACTCGGATTTTTCTAAAACCGCCCGATACTGTGGCTCTAATAACTCTTCATAATACGGACACGGCTCAATGTGAACACACATAGAAGATATATCTATGGTAATAATGTATCTTGCTATATATGCGGTATTTCCAGCTTCATCAACAGCGGACATGTCAACTACATAAGCGCCGTTAAGGCTTTTGGGGATGATGGCTTCCCATCTATCCCCTTGTGCCCTTGCGAATGAGATAATGTTTCCATTGATAGTACCCCTTAATGCTACTACCATGTTTCCACCACCTTTATCAGTCGGTAACCTCTACAGAGATTACAACGGTTTTTTCAGTATCAACCGGGTTCGGTGTTAATGTTACGGACTTGATGACAGGAGCCTTAGTGTCCAGTTTCACAGTTCTGGTTACAGTGGTACTCTTTCCGGCACTATCAGTAGCCACTACGGTGATGGTATTGGTACCCTCAGTAAGAGTAATTACCTTAGACCAGGAGCCATCAGAAGCAACGGTTGCCGCCTCTGCGCTACCACTATTCAGTTTGACAGTAACAGATACTGGGCTGGATGTTGCATCGTTTGTTGTACCACGAACAGTACAGGAAGCCTGGTTGGTAACAAGACCATCTGTCGGTGATGTAACGGAAAGTGTCGGCGGTACGGTATCAATTTTGAATGAAACGCTCTTCTGTGCTGCCGCATTTCCATCATAGTCAGACGCATTTACAGTAATTGTATGGCTCCCGTCTGACAGGGCAGTACCAGGAGTATAAGTACATTTATAGCCGCCGGAAATTGCAGTCTTAGAAATACTATCCCCTGTGATCTCGCTTCCAGAATCAATGGTGATACCAATGGTGGAAGGATCCACACCAGAATCATCATCGGTTATTGTCCAGACAATGCTTGGTTTGTTATTTGTAATCAGTGCGCTGGCTGTCGGGTATGTTATTGTTGAAATCGGCGCAACTTTTTCTCTTACCTTTAACTGTAATGAACTTCCTAACGTTGAATGACTAGCATCTGCTGTTTCTGCGTTTCCAGCATCATCCGTAGCTCTGATTGTTACCCCATAATAATGTCCCGATTGATTATAGCTGGATTTACTAGGGGCTGTAATCGTTCCATCATATCGTCCAGTAGAACTGTTATAGGTTAGACTTACGGTCTGTCCATTTACTGTAGCTTGTACTGTTTTTACACTCATATTCTCATTCCTTTCGTGAAATATTGTTGATAAGTTCTTTTAATTCCTGTACTTCTGTTGACAAAGCATCCAGTTTTGAATGCAGTTCCTGGTTGTCCGCTTGGAGAGCCAGGATTTTCTCATGGTCATTTTTCAGCATGGCAAACATGCAGGGGATTATAATACGGTAATTCCAGTTTTCAGCTTTGCCTTTTTCATTATGGTCAACGGCTAATGGAAATCTGCGGTCAATGTCCTCAGCTATGAACATCGGCATTTCTTTGCCATAGCGTTCATCTTGTTCGGATAAATATCCGTCTTTGTACTTCGCCCAGATTACCTTGATTCTGTAGAGGTCTTCCAGTTCATCTTCTTTTATGTTTTTTCCGTTTCCTATTGATTTGTAACGAATCGAAGATGCAGCAGCCGCATTAAGAGTTTTCATATCAGATGCAAAAACAACAGCTGCACTTGCACTAGAGTTCCACGGCAGACCACTCATCGTAACGGACTTATGAAAATTAGCAGAATCATAAAAGTCTGATTTAACATTTACTATCATGTAACCTGAGTTACTGTTTTGCCACTAAAAAACTGAAAAGCTGTTTTTCCATCATCAGAATAACCATAAATATCACTTGTTAAAATGGCCATTGTGCCATTATCGTTAACCAAAAGAGGCATTTCTAGATTCAGTAATCCTGCTGAATCGGTTACTCCGTACTTAATTCCGCTTGAATCAAAAATAAGGCATTTATAGTTATTTTCATTTACATAATCTTTAAATATGGTTAATCCGTCAGGATCAAGCTTACTAGCCCATCCAGTTTCACGGCGGTTCAGTACCTCTAATATCCCATACCCATTATTTTTACCGCCAAGCTTTAATGTGCCACCCTTGGCGTAAGTGAACGAAATATATAGCTGATTTCCCTCTTTATAAATTCCTTTAATTGCGCCATCATTGGTTAAGAGGTTAAATATTTCTTCATGTGTAAGTGCATCTACATCAATTACAACCGCCATACTTTGGGAATCTAATGGTTGTGAAAATCCACCCGCCGCGTATAAGGTACATTTTATGGCACTTACATCTCTTGGAATTCCAATTGACCTTCCAGAAGCCGTTGTTATAATTCCTCCCGCTTTAGTTGATAATACCGTATATAAATTATGTGAAACGCTTGTTTCGTCTTTCGCAGAAGAATATACCGTTTTCCAATTTTCCCCATCTACGGATTCTTCGATTTTAAAACGACCTTTATATGCTGTTCGTGTTTCCGCGTTTCCATCGCGATACCAAGCACTCAAAGTAATATAGCTCGGGGCTACACTGCCATTCGCGCGTTGCTTAATAACATATGATGGGCTTTCAAGAAAATATGTTCTACCCGGAACTCCTTGTTCTCCCTTAATCTTTGTCCATGAATAGGCACCGGGGTTAGTGCTATCGGCTTCCGTATAATCTGTATACTGCCCGATGTATTCTTTTCCAGTGCTATCAGATACATCAAAGCCCATCTTACCATCCGCGCTGTTTGCGTAAGCTACATGGAAATATGGTGTTCTTCCGTCTGTTCCAGGTTTTCCTGGAGATCCATTTGCCCCATCTGCACCTTTTACAAGCGTCCATGCATAATCATCCGGGTTAGTGCTATCTTGTAGTTCAAAATCAACATATATACCGATATATTCCCGGTTACTATCAGACACCGAAAAATCGGTTTTACCATCTGCGCTATTGGCATAAGCAATATGGGTGTAACTTGTTTTTCCATCTCGTCCAGGTTCTCCCGGAAGACCGTTCTTTCCATCGTTTCCCGCATAAATTTTTGAAATGGAAAATCTTTTGGTCACCGTCAAAGCACTAAGATAAGTTGCCCTAACATCTACCCAACCATCATCGGCTGACAGCCCCGTTACCGTATATGTCTTTGCTGAATTGTTCCAGATTCCTGTTATACTATCTGATTTTGTGATTATAAAATTACAATCATCTGTAATATCTTGTGTCCCGTACATTACTACAGCATGTGTAATCACATCGCTAGGAAATGTGCCGTAATTTCCATCAGAATCAACAGAAACGCCCTGGTATTCATTGCTCAGTTGCAATGTCATGTTTTTGGCGAGAGCTGCCGCTTCCTGTGCCTGTTTCGCTGCCGACAATGCGTCCTCAGAATCTTTCAGTGCCTTTGTAACGTCCGTATCTTTCAGCTGTTTCCAATAATATCCATTGCCTTCATTTACAAAGCGGTATGCGTGGCTATCGCCATCGTAGTAAATGTCACCGACATGCTTGCTCATTTCGGTATCGTCCAGCCATTCATTGGCCGGATAATTGCTCAATGTAGGTACTGATGTTCCTGTCCAGGTATTTATATTCCCATCGATCTGCCCCTGCATACTGTTTAACAGTCCATCCAAAGGAGATGCACCAATCCTAATTGAGGATCCATCCATTATTAATTGATGTTTAGTTATATCGGCAGAAAATATAATATTTCCGCTATTATCACGAACCACCAAGGCTCCCGTCTTAATCCAGTCAGCATTAACACCTGTAGCCGTAAGGATTCTGGCAATCACATCACCATCGACCGTCATACCGCCATTCCAATGTTGTCCACCATCTGTAGATACCGCCCATGCTTCTGCGGTCATTTTCCATACAATGTCAGAATCGGATAGCTGTGGTTTGTTGTGAAGATAATAGATATTGCTTCCGTCCGACTGTGTTTCCACTGTCGTGTATGTTCCAGAAGATTCCGCAAGGCGTTGTGATAATTCTTCCAGCGCTTTTTCCCTAGAACTACGCTCATCTCTTAAGCTTTTTCTATATTCAGATTGTGCCTGTTGATTAAGGGTATATTGCTTCTGTTTGTTTCTTGAAACACTCTTCGCACTGCATTCTAATTGTTCAAAAGTTCCCGGGTTCAATGTAAGAGAAGTTAAATAACTCTTATGTTCTTCCCCATTCCTATCAGTGATTGTAATAGCATCCCCTGCTTCCAAAGCAATATCGGTTAGCGCGCTGGTTGTAAAAGGACGAAATTTTAATCCAACACATCTTTCAGCAATTATTGAGCAAATCGTTTGTCCAGTCCCCGGTTGTATTAGCTTATTTTCGCTAATATCTATGATGTACCCCTCATCCCCTGATTGATATGTTTTAGCGTTACTTTCAGATGAATTGCTTGAATACTCCGTTACTTTTACTCCTGTTATTTCAAGATCGTATAACCAAGGGGTAAATCCACTTGTATCTTTGGAGGTAATATTAGCTGGAATATTAGATTCTTTTTCATACCATCCGATACACAATCTTCCGTATGCATCTATTTTTGCCCACTGACAGCCCATCTGTGCTACCCATGCAATTACCTGTCGGAAAGTAATGCTGCTATCATCTGGTCGATTCTGAATTACGAAATCATCGTTATCAAATCTGGTTGATTGCAGTGTTACTCCGCACACCTCACAAGCATCCTGGATGATTTGTAATCTGGTTGCCGGGTATGTCAGTTTGCTATCAGAATAATCACGGTCAAACAATCGCATGGAATCTTCACAAGTTAGGCTGATAATAGCTGTGTTCTGGTATGGGGCATCTGTTACTGTCATGGTACAGATACGGATTTTTTCAATACCAGTGGACAATTCAAGTCCAATATGACAAACAACTCTTGCTCCGTCCCAAATGTAATCTGTGTACTTTCCAGAAAAGTTGTTAATCTGCAAAGTCAGTTTATTTACGATAGCTGCACCAATATCAAAAGAGCCATTTTGCGATACTGCATCCTCAAATTTGAAGCCATTAGACCACAAGTCCTTGTCGGTAATGGATAATGTGCTTCCGTCCGTAAAGGTAAAATCTGCATATTTCAGATAGTTACGGTTCCCACTATTCTGTTGTTCTTTAAATTCCGTTGATAAATTTCGCATATCTTACCTCTCGATAAAGTCAAAGTTAAGTCCTTCCATACGTTCGTTGCCAACCCACCAGCACTTGAAAGGGGATTCCCGATCGCCAACATAAAATGTTCTGGTTTCGTGCTTATTTGCGGATAACAGGTCTGGATATGTGACCTGTATGTACTCTGGGTTTACCGCCTGTATAATCTTGCAAGCAGTGTCCCAATCTGGTCCATTCCAGCCAACAGTCAGTTTCCGTTTCTGTCCAACTCTATTTTTATGCATGGTCGTATCGTCTGTTCTGCCGGATTCTGCCGCCGATATATCCTGTAATCCCCATGTAAAAGAAGAAGGACAGGGCATTGCTACCCCATCCACTTTTAAAAATACTTCTGCCATATGCTAACCCTCATGTATTTTTACACACGAAAAAAGCGCCTACCCCGAAAGGTAAACGCTTTAAGATATTATGATTATATATCATAGCATATGGAGATGGTATAATTCAGTATATTTTGGTATCATTTATTGTCTTCGTATTCAACCATTGTCTTAACTACGCCATAAAGCATATTAATATTTTTTTCTTTTTTGATTTTATCAATCATCTTCAAAATCTCTTCCTTACGTGTCATTCTACAATTCCTCCCAACACTCTAATCAACTTCTGTTTGCGGTTATACTTCAAAATCTCGGAAATCTGCCCCATCATATCATCCATCGTCATGTTGCTCTTCATACTATTGCAACGCTTACACGCCAGTTGCAGATTCTTAATATCATTGGTGCCGCCCCGGGACAACGGCATAATGTGGTCGATTGTCATTTTCTTGAATTTGACAGGCTTACCGCATATCGCACATTTTCCGTTGCACTTGGCGTACACGCTCTTTTTCTGAAAGTCATTGAACTGGATTCTATTTGCCATAATATCACGCTTCCCCGATTAACTGTTTGGTAAAGAGATACATTCCCTTTAATTTTGACAGGTCTTTCAAATTGATAAGATTTTCAATGATTCTCTGTCTGTACATATACTCATCCAGAAGCACTAAGCACTCGTTGTTATCTGCGTTCAGTTCGTCAATTGTTTTCTGTAATTCAGCCTTTGTCATTTTATTTTCCTCCTGTGTATCCCTGTAAAAATCTAATTAAAAGAATCTCTGCTGTGCGTTTTCTGTATCAATCTCATTCTTCAAGAAAACTGGCGGTTTGTATTCTCCAATAATCTTGACTGCCTGTTCTACTTGGCTTCTCTTAATTGCCTTGTAGCTTTTTACCTGGAACTGGTAGCGCAGATTGGAATGAATGTTACTGTAAATTTTCTGACGAATGGAACGGCTATTGTAAGCATTGGATTCCTTACCGCCAAGCACCAGCGTTCCTTTTCTCTTTACTGCTTCCGTGATTTTCTCCGCTTCAATCGGGAGAATCGGCAAATCCATTTTCAAAGTCTCAAACTCTGTCTGGATATCGTCAATCCGCTTATTCAGTTCTACGTTTCCCTGTGCTAGAAGCTGAATCTGTTCGGGGATGGTCATTGGTACTGGGTGGCGAACTGTTTCTTTTAATTTGTCCTCTACTTTGAGAAAATATTGTCTGGCTTGTTCACCTTTGACACTCTTTGATTGCATGGAAAGTTTCTTTGCAAAGCTGGCAGAGAGTTTATAATCTTCTCTTTGAATAACGCCACCTGTCGGTGTCTCGACATTGATGTCGAGTCGCACATAATCTTCATTCTCCATTGCAAAATCATTTTCAATAATATTTCTTTTGCACCATCTTGAAAACTGTCCTTGTGCAAGTTCTAAAAATGAATATAGTTTTCTTGCAGTAGTCATGCCCTCTTCATCAATTCCAAGCGCAATCTCAATAGGTGTCTGGTTTGCTGTGTTAATTGTGATTTCGTTCATATATTAAAAACCTCCTGTGAAATTTTGATTTTTTATTTGCAAACAGGAGGCATACAGTGTTATAATTTGTATAGCCTCCTATTTGGTGGCAGAATCATTTAAGAGATTCTTAACTTTGGTCGGTCGGGAATCTCTTATTTTTTATCACTCTGGAACATTTTATCATACTGCATTTCAATCCCAATTCTCACAATTTCAGACCTTGTAGTAGCCTTTTCAAGTGCAACAGCATCCAGTTTTTGAAGAGTTTTCTTGTCTAATCTTGTCCTTAACATATAGTCTTTTGGATTGTCAGTTAATTTTGTTCCGATTTTCATAGCAGCCATTTATATCACCTCTCTTTCTTTGTTGCTACAATCCTATTATAGTGTGTAGCAACAATCCTGTCAAGTATTATTTTCATTTTTTTCAAATTTCCTATTCCACTATCCGTTTTGGAGTGGTAAAATACAAATATCATACTGATTTAGGGAGGAAAACGCATATGAAAAAATCCAAAAAGTTACTGGCAATTTTTACCATTATGTTACTGATTGTCTGTATGGCAGTTCCAGTATCGGCGGCCGGTAAAATTAACAAGAAAAAAGTCACTTTGAAAGTCGGTCAAACATTGCAATTAAAAGTGACTGGAACAAAAGGAAAAGTAAAATGGACAAGTAGCAAAAAATCTGTTGCTACGGTATCTTCTAAAGGACGTGTAAAAGCGAAAAAGAAAGGTTCCGCTACAATTACCGCAAAGATTGGTAAAAAGAAATATACCTGTAAAGTTACTGTGAAAAAGGCTTCTAATGGCAATGGCGGTTTTGGTGGAAATCCAAATGCTAACAGCAGTGGTAAAAAGAATGTTGTTAGTTATCATGCAGAATCTACGCCGTATGGAGCTGTGGCAATTCTGGAAAACCATTATGACCATGCAGTTGATCTGACCGTTGAATTTATCTATTATCTGAATGGAACAATGGTCGGAGTTGATAAGGATTATAATTTCGCGTTTGCAGCACATTCAAAATGTGCACTTCAAGGCTGGAATTCTGATAAAACGTGGGATTCTTTTAAAATCAATTTGAATATTAAGAAAGCATCTTCAAGTGTTATAACAAATAACTCGGGAATTCATTATTCAGCCAATTTTGGAAATAGAAATGTAGTGGTAAAAGTAGATAACAATGGACGGAAAAATGCGTTTACCACTATTGCAATTGTATTTTATAAAAATGGTAGGATAGTGGGGTATGATGATCGTAATGCTGATGTAAAAAATCCAGGATCGACAGCTTATCTCGAATTTGATTTTCCATTTGATAGGAATTTCGAGGATATCATACCAGATAAATTTGAAGTATATGTAAATGATTCGTATACATATAGCTGGATGAATTAAGATAAAAGGCTAGGGAGAAATCCCTAGCCGATTTTTTCTACTTATCGTATGTTCTATGTTCAAACATTACTTTTGTTCCAAATATATCTATATCATTTGCGCCTGTATATAACTCTTCGTATGTTCCATTCTGGTTATCTTCTGTTTCGTAAGTAAACTGAGTTATAAATTTATATGATACGTTATTCAATTCGTATTCTCCGCTGACTTCTGCTAAGCCATTGCAAGCTTTGAATGTGCATTTACTCTCATTTTCAGTTCCGATATTCAATGAAATGGATTTATCCAACTCGCTTTGTAATATTTCTTGCGTTATCCTCATAAGGAAAGTACGTTCTTCATCAGAAAGTTCGTTTTCGGTTTTTATTATCCAAGGAAATCTCATTGATAAAGGATGATCGCTTGAGCTATTTATTTTCGTTCCACTTTTTGTATCATAGACATTAGTTGACAATAAAAAACCAACATTTGAACTAATACCTATGCTACAAATAGTGGTATAGTCAAACCATTCCTGTGAAGACATATTCGCAAAAATTTCATCCATTTCCATAAAACTGACATTTACTTTAAATAAATCAGTTCTGACGATAAGTGTTTTATATTCCGTCCCTTCCGAATCTTTTCCACTGTATTCTTCTGTATAAAATGCATTATCATCATTTTCATACTGTTGCAAAAATGTATTTACATCATCAATACTTGCTTTTACTGCGATAGGTGAAAAACATTCACATATTATTAATGTTGACGCAACAATAACTCTTTTCACTTTCTTCATACACTCATACCTCCCAATAATTGATACCCATATTGTACCACCTTGGGACGTATTCTGAAAGCCCTATTTCGCTTTTCTATCAATTTCCGCAGTTACGGCAAACAAAAGAGCTTCGGCAAATTTTGCTCCAAAAGAATCAGAGTATTTATCGTGAATCTGGCTTGCTTCCATGGTGAGATTTTCCCACTGTGGAATATCATCCTTTGAGATAAAAGCATACTTCTTGTGGAGATTCCATATATCTTGCCAGATGGAAAAGTAAGTCTGTTTAAAGTCCATCAGCGTAAAGAACCCCATGATATTTCTCGAACCTATGCTCTTGCTTTATTTCTGGGTATTTGTTCCAATCTACCTTGCTATAAAACATCTTTGTTGGCCTGGCAAATAGTTCCTTACCGCCATACAAAGCTCTGTATACTACCAAATCTTCCCCTGTTTCTGTATGTCTGGCATATCCGATAAACTTATACAAATACTCGTTGTTGCGTGGCTCCTTGATGGTTTCTCTCTTAAAGTGCTGTACAATGTCTCCTGGTTCAAATAATGGTCTATACATTTTCTTTCTCCTCCTCACCCAGCTAAAAGAATATCTCCAGGATTAACTTCATGGAGTTTTGTTATCTCAACATCTTTCTTACTCTCCCCTTCCCAAATCAAGCCAAGGCTCAGAGCGATTCCTTTAGCTTCGTTTTCACTTCTGGCGCATACAAGCACATCATTAATACCCATATCGCATTCTATTCTCTTTGTTCTTGAAACCAAGTAAAGATTCCCGTTTATTTCCATGCTAACGTCCTCCATAATTTGTTGACTTCTTCGCCCGAAAATCAATTTTATTGGCTTATGCTATATTTTATAGTGTGAGTGGTTTTGTAGCGGATCCGGTTATTTTATCGCAGTAATTCTTTATCAATAATCTGGAAATTTGCCCTGTGGATATAAAGAGCTTTTCCGTCAATCATTAACTTTGTCATTTTAGGTAGATCGTCCGGGATTTTCCAGAACACCTCGTCACCAGAATATGCGGCTATCGGTTGTCCAAGTTGAGATTTGATTACTACAACCCTGGATTTCCCAAAATAATTTTTATAATAATTCACAATCCCGGCTATGTATGCATTCTCTGAAATCTTCCCGGTTGAATGGCTGGTAATATCTTCCTGGGTAAAATCAACCTCCGGCTCCAATCCTTTTTGCTCAAAAATACAAGTATCACCACAGCTTTCAATTTCTTTACCGTCAATCAGAATTGTAATAACGGAAGATACGTCATAGCTGGTTGTTTCGTTACCCTCGCTATCGTAGCCCTTGGATTTGGTTTTATTCCCGGCAATGTTGATCTTGTCCCCAGTGGTGGTCATAACCTTTTTGCCGTAGTTATCGTAGGTATAGATTGTGTAGCTGTTTCCAGAAAGATTTCCTTTCACGTCATTCATGTAATCGTCATTCGCTGCACAGCCTGTTAGCCCTGTGATAATGCAAATACAGGTAATTATCGCCAGTAGTGTTTTGATTCTTTTCATGGTTTTTGTCCTCCCTCATATGTCTCATAATCAATCGTCCCCAGATCACCGTACACATCTGGGTAATAGATTCCAACCCAAAAGTTATCTTCCATTGCTTTGTAGTAAGTTACTTTTACATTCCATCTCTGTACCTCGTCAATAATTTCTTTGTTAAGAATTCCGAATTGATCTCGGCAAGCTTCACTTTCCAGTTTGTAAGTCAATGCTTTGTATTTCTCGGCATTTGCCTGTCTGGTGGCGGTAACCGTAGTCTGGCTTATTGCTAAAAGCAATCCAGCGATCAAAAGATATACCGCACCGATAAAAGCCACTGCTACGCCCAAAACAAGCACGGTTGCGCTCACATTCGAATACTCATATTCGCAGCTTAAAGATTCTCCTATTCTATTTGCAATCAGAATAACAACGCCGACTGCAAAAATGATTATTGATAGCCAAAATATCATAGTGTGTCCTCCCTTTTCTGTTTCACTCTTTGATATAACATATTTTGTGTGGTGTCTTTAAAGAATAACATGATTCTATAATCAAAATCTCCGCCGTTTCTTTTCCCCCACTTTGTCTTAAAATGTTCCTCCATCATGTCGAGATAGAACAGTGGTTCCTCTTTATCGTCAACCAAATCATCTTTTGCCATATCTGTGTCTGGATTGCGTACCATTTTCAGAATATTTTCAGCTTGGCTTGGCGTAACCATCGGGTGCTTTTCTTCACGGTATTTTTGATATTTCTTGAAAAACTCTGTAATCAAGAATATAGACAGGCAAATGTCGTGGTCTTCAAAAATATTCTCTTTTGTTCCGTAAATACTTTCGTATATTTCGGTTACCAATTTCTCAACATCCTCGTCTTTATAATCTAAGAGAGATGATTGGTTCCTAGAATTATAGCGGTTGGCTTTCTGCTCCTTGGTTCTAGGGGGTATATTATATATATTTAATTTATTATAATTATTAGGAGCAGAAGTCTGATTATCTTTATCTGTATAAGATAAAGTCTTTTTTTCTTTATTATCAATAAAGTCTTGTTCTGTTTTCTTATCTATATCTGTTATACTTATTTCACTGTTATACTTATCCACGCAGTTTTCCTCACCACGGAAGGTGCAGTTTTTCTCACCATCCCCCATGCGTTTTTTCTCACCACGTTCGGGCTGATCTTTTTGCTCATGCTCATTTATAAATTCTTCATAAAATTTTTCTGTGAGAATAAGGTGTCTATGCTTTATTACTTTTGGATTATCTTTTTCATATTCATACCATGAAGTTATATAACCATTCTGTTTTAACCCATTTAGCATTGACTGAATAGTACGTTCAGACACACCAATAAAGTCAGCAAAATGCCGATTGCTCGCAAAACAATCACCGCTTTTATCTCTTTTGCGAAGACTATGTATTTCCACTAATAAAAATTTTTCTCTTGGGCTGAATTTATTTGTAAGATATAATTTTGACGGTATAAATACCCCTGTGAAATCTCTTTCTCTTCTTTCAGAAACAAACTGTTCTTTTCTCATGCTAGATAACCTCCGTATATCTAAGAACTTCTCCGATAATATAAAAACAGTAGGCAATCTCTCGGAGGTGAGACTTTCGGCGGCCAACCTAGCCACTGAATTTACCATATTAAGCTAAAACCAATCTATTTCCATCATAATGACTCTTTACGTAATCAATTATTTTCTCGGAATCGTCGGATGTTATATAAAAAGCGTCTTTAATCGGAATAGTGTTTATTTTCATAATTTTTACTATTTTCTTTATGTGAAAAACTGTACAACATTTAAATTCCGTTTGCTCTCTTATAATTTTTCTCACTTTTCCAAAAGAAAACTCATGTTTATCATCAACAATTTTTTGGTTGTATTTTGGCATATATTTTCTAATATAAAAAATTTCCAATGAATCCAAGTCTTCAAGTTTACATTTAATAACAGAAACCGAAGTAAAGTGTTTATTTGAATGGCTATATGGGCGGAAAAGCCCTAGCTTAGACTGTCCAATATAAACTACTTCATTACCATCTAAAAGGAAATAAATAATTGGTTCTCTTGCAATCGGAATGCGAATGCAATTTGAATTTTCCTTAAATTCCATAGATTGATACCTGCCTTTCGTATAAAAAAGTGCCTTGAACTGTATGTAAATCAACAGGCAGGCGGCAAGGCATTTCCGCTTTTCGATGATCGGTCTAGCCTGTTGGTTTTACCAAAATTATTTGTTTCTGCTCTTATTCATCATGTCACGCATGGTACCGAGAATAAACTCATATGTTGCTTGGTAATCATTGTGTCTCCCATTTGCCATTACGCCTTTTAATTCTTCAAGCATTTCCACAAAAGAACCGACATCTTGAGATTCTACCTCGCAATCAATAAAAAGATAATTTGTGTTATTGATATCAGCGATTCTATTTATATACTCTTTGATTCCTCTTTTTTCCATTAATCCGGGCGCAACCCTATTTTTATGGTCTACATATACGAAACGCTGATATTTTGAAAATGGGCTTTTTATAGCACAAATATAATTTTCCATCTTTTTTCCTCCCTTAAAAATAAAAAAGAGCCGCCAAGTAAGATAAAAATTCCTCAAAATCGAGAAATATTAATTTCTTCTTAGCGGCTCAAAAATCAAGACCGTGTGTACTTCTTCATTGAAGAAATTATACCACACAATCAGCCAAAAATCAATATGCCGGGGATGGTTTGAAACGGCTATCCGTATCATTTTGGGCTTTTGTTACTGCTTTCGCAATCTCGCTTCCGTCCAGAATAATACTGTTCATAATGTACTGCGGATTCTTATTTCCGCTGTTCATACTCATTGCCATTGCAACTCCCTGGGCTACTGCTTTTGCCATTTCTTCTTTTGTAAGTCCCATGCTTCCGTCCGAACTGGAAACAATGCTGTCTGCGATCTTCTTCATGGTTCGCGGATTTTCTAGAGGAAGAACGGCTTCGGAACCGGCTTCACCGATACCAATTACCTGTGCACCGTTGAAAAGGCCACCTTTGGCGTACCAATTAGGCTTATAAACTGGTGTAGAACTGGTTCTTCCACCACCAAGATCATGTTTTCTCCACTCTGAAATATAATAAGTCAGAGTTGGCAAGTGCACTTGTTTCATGCCATCAGCAAATGATTGAGCTGTTTCCCGACCAATTGATGTAAGATTAACATTAAATAGCCTTTTAATTTTATCCGAAATCCCAGACAAATTAGATTCTGTGTAGGTTTTCATTTTTCCAGTTTCCGTGTCAACTTTACCAGAAGCCTTTTCCCAAATCTGGTTTGTATTGATCAAAACGGAAGACCAATAACTTTGAATGGTTGTCATAACCTTGCCCATTACATCTTTTGTATCGGTGTCCATGGTTCCGAGGGCTGTCGATACTGCACTTGCGGAATTTCCCCAGTTTGTTTTAGAATTGGTTTCAACATCATCATTCGTGTTCTTTATCTTCGACCAAATAGAAGGCATTGTGCTTTCTGTGCTTTTTTTCATTCCAGCCATTGCCGTGCTTACGGCGGTATTGGCGAGACCAAAGCCAGTTTTTGTCTTGGATGATACGGAGCTAGAAGCATTTGCAACAGCGGTAGTAATACCTCCCACTGCTGTTTTCACAGATGTATTCATTCCATCGAAAGAATTCTTTGCACTTGTTTCCATTGTAACAACTGCATCTGGAAAATCTTTTCTGAGTTTTTCATCTAATTCATCTAACGGAACGCCAGCATTTTTTAATGACGTATAAACTGCGTCTAGTGCTTCTTCTGTATTAGCATATGTTCTTCCAGATATTGCACTATCAAGAGCATCTTTAGCAGTTAAGTAGTCTCCACTAAATTGCTCGGAACTAAGACTTAAAAGATAAAGTTCGTCTTTCAAATCAGATATACTGATTTTGGTTGTGTCAAATTTTCCAGCTGATTCAGATACACCATCTCCAAGGGCTACAGCTTTATCAGTCATATCTTCCAAAAATCCAGTTGATACACCCGCCTGTGCGCCGTATTTCTCGAGAATTTTTTTGCATCTTCGGTTGATACGCCGAATTCTCCAAGTTTCTGAATGAAACTATCGTACATTTCAGAATTTGATTTTCCAGCACTTTCATCTGCTTCAATTAACTTCCAAAGCTCTTCTGCTTGATCTTGCGTTATCTTATGAGCACTTTCCATCTCACCTGTATAATCATGGAGATAACCACCTGTTTGTGATAGAATTCCATTTCCACCTTGCGCAGCTTCTGTAATACTTGCAATTCCTTTAGCAAGTTTAACAGATAATGCCGTTGCAACAAATACAATCCCAGCGGTTCCAAATATAGTACCAAGCGTTGAAGAAAACGTTTTAAGTCCGCCTGTTGAAGCTGTTTCCGCTGCATCTCCAACTCCCTTTATTGCTTCACTTGCCGCACTTGTACCATTTCCTATCACATCCGCAAGTTTATCTGCAATTAGTTCTGCATTTTTCTTTTCAGCTATTTTTCCTGCAATATGTCCCACAAGTGAACCAACAAGAGTTCCAATACCTGTGATATTTGCTATTTTTACTGCAATAAATGCTTTTGTAAGCCATTCTGCAATATGTCCGGCTATCGGGTGCTTTTCCTCTAATCCATCGAATAATCCGTTTAATGCACTGGTAAGACCAGTTAATAGCAGATCAGCTGCGGTACTAAGGATTTCACCCCATGGCAATTCACCAAGGAATGTTCCAATTCCTTTTCCAAACTCATAGAATGTGTCTGTAGTGAGAGAATCTTTTAATGCAGTACACAAGTGAGATATAAAATCTCCAAGAGCCTGTCCGTTCTCTTCCCAATTTGTATCTTTGATGAACTTAGCAATTCCATCTCTGATTTTTGTTGCAAGGTCATCCCAATTAAATGTTTCGGTAAATGACTTTAAGCTTTCAAATGCTCCATTCAGTAATCCAGAAAGTGCATCTGCAATTGTGTTCATGTCTATCTTTTTGATTGCACCATTTAAGGCTTTTCCAATAGCAGTGCCAAGCTCACCCCATCCAGTAATTCCAGCACCATCTTTTTTAGACATATCCTTTACAAAGCCAGAAAGCATTTTCCAAGATGCCATAAAACTGTTTCCGATTAAGTTTCCAAGACCTGTCCAGTCAATTTCATTTATAGCACCTTTTAAAAGTTGAGACAGTTTTGCCCCTATTCCAGAAAAATCTATTCCTCCCTCTCCGAGAAACAGGTTTAGGGTATTTACTGCCGTGTTGATTCCAGCCCCAAGCAATCTTCCCATTAAGTCAAAATCTATACCTCTAACCATGGAATTGAATGCTGTTGTAAATGCATTTACAAATTCAGTTATTTTCGGGCCAACATTATTCCAGCTGATAACGTTGTAAACTTTTTTCATACCAAGATTGAGCATATCGGCAATTGTGGTTCCTACGCCTTCCCAATCTTTAGCCAGAAATGCTTTTCTGATTTTAGCAGCCCATTTATTAATTGGCGTTTCGTCAACAGTCAAAACTTCATCCATTGAATCTTGTATTCCGGCAAAACTATCTGCCAAATCTCCAAGTCCAGAACCAAGACTTTTAGATGCAGTTCCAGAATTATCGGAATTATCGGTAAGCTGATTCAATTGGTCGAATGGCAATACGGAAAGTGCCTTTTTCAGTTTCTTAGCAGATGATGTAGCGTCATCAAGACCAGAAGATGCGTCATCACCAGCTGTTTCTATACCACCTAAATTAGATACGATATCACTAACTCCACTCTGCGAGCCTTTTAGTTTCTTTCCCATCAATACATACATGAAGTTGCGAAATGCATTTGCGGCTTGCATAAGTTTTGACATGAGCGCATTAAGTGCTTGAATAGCCGGGAGAATTCCAGCGATTAAACCTTGCCCGATTACTGCAGAAAGTGACTGGAAGTTCAAGGTAAGCAAACGAACCTGGTTCGCCCATGTTCCAGATGTCCTTGCGAAATCCCCTTGCACATCTCCTGTAACTGACATTAAATAGTTGTATCGAAGAGCAACTTTTTCAGCTTGGGACATTGCGTTATAAGATGTTGTAATTCCCCTTGAAAGAGCATAAGCCTCCATATTTGCAACGGATAAATTAATTCCCAATTGTCTTAAAGGCTCAATTTCCCCGGAAATTCCAGAGCGTATTTTCTGAAAAGCAGTATCTGTATCAATGTTGTAAAATGATGCAATATCCCCGGCTAATCCAGCAAGAGAAATTGACATTTTAGAAGCTGCATCTTGCGCAACACCAGATGATTTCATCATTGCCATCATGGTCCCAGAATATTGCTTTGCCGCCAATTCTGATAATCCAAATTGTTCTTTTGCTGTGGATGCAAATTGATAAGCTTTATCAGACATGCTTCCAAATGCAACATCTACAACGTTTTCGACCTCTGTAATTTGAGATCCTAAATTAACCGCACTTCTTCCAAAGTCAATGATTCCCTGGATTGCCTTAAATCCAACAGCAGTTTTAAAAAGTGCGCCCAGATTAAATGAAGCAGTTTTCAACCCAGAGCTACCGTTTCCAAGGCGTTGAAACCATCCAATAATAGTTTTTATACCACTGCCAATCTTTGAAGCAGTTTTGATTACAAGGTTCCCAAGACTTAATGTGCCAGATGATAACTTAGAAAATGCACTGGATATGGAATTGGTTGCAGTATTTACCTTACCGCCAGCACTTGCCAGCTGTGCTAACGCTTCTGTCATGCGGATAGTGTTCTCGCTGATTTTTGGAGCGTTTTCCATCACTTTGAAAAATTTCTTTGTTTCTTGTGCTAAAGTCTGTAACTGTCCTGCTGTCTGACTTGTTTTGTTTCCGGCACTTGCTAATCTTCCGATTGACTGTACAAATAAGTTAGTTGGTTCGGAAACATCCCCCACTCTGGACAGCGTTTTTATCACAGATTTTAATTGTTTTCCAAGCCCAGGAAGTGCAACTTCTACCTGTTTTGCCTTATCACCAGCATTTACAAGTTTCTGTAAAGAAGAAACAAAACGGTTGGTGCTGGAAGATACATCTGGGAGATCAGAAAAGCTTTTCATGGAATTTGCAATTTTATCCAAAGTGGTTGTGTCAAAATTATCCGTTTTGACTTCCATTAGCCTTTTGACTGCATTAATTCCTTGGATTACTTTTGAACCACTAAAATCAACAGTATTAAGAACAGACATAGAGTGTGCCACTTTCTGTATACTGTTAATTGTTTGCTGTGCATTTGAAGAATCAACTTTTCCAAGCTTTTCAATAGCTTTTGTTACTGAATTAATATTTTTAGTATCTATTTTGGGTACAGAAATATTCTGTAAACCGCTGATAGACAATAAACCAGACGCAAAATCTTTAAGTGATTTCCCGCTTCCATCCAATGCTGAAAAATTTACACGTGATATGTTGGTAAGTTGCTTTGTAAGACCACCAAGATTAGGTAATGAAACTCTAACACCATTTAATGTTTTTATGGATGCAGATACTCTTCCTATTTCTCTGGCATAATGGTGCAATCCACCTGTATTCAGATTCTTAAATGAACTGTTTACGTTCAAAAGTTTTCTTGATAAGTTCTCAAGTGACCGAACAGCTTTTGCCGTACTACTTCTAACCTGTAAATCAAGGGTATCAATGGTGTTATCCGCCATTTTCAATTTCCCTCCTTTTTGCATAAAAAAATAAAGGGCAGACAAGACTAATCATCCTGCCTGCCCTCTTCGTTACCTATCTCGTCAAGTTTCGCATTTGCTTGTTTTACAAGAAGCTCAAAGTATCTTTCTTCTTGCTTTAATTCCTCTTCTGTTTTTTCATCATAAATCTTTTCTGGAAGCAATTCTTTTTTATCATCACTTCCAAATGGCTTTTGGGGGTATAAAACCTCGGAAGAAAGTGCACTTGCTATAGCAATTTGAACATACGCACCAGAAACCCAGGATTGATAATCAATCAATTTGCTCTTCTGATTAATTTCATCTTCTTTTTGGTTTCTCCAAGCTTTTAATCGAAGTTGAAACTCTTTTATGGTGCAATGAAGAAAGTCATGCTTGCTCATGCCAATTTTTACCGCTTCTGGATAAAGTTCATCCCAAATTACTTCTCTGTAGTTTTTTTCTGTTGAGTCACTGGTTTCTTCTTGGAAGTCTTGAACGCATCCTCCAGAAACGTCCCGATTCCGGTCAGATTGAAAAAATCGTCTTCCTCCATTTGTTCAATGCAAAGTTCAAGAACACCGTAAAAATTCCCAAATTCATCCTCAGAATGTTCTCGAATATAGCTTGCAAGAAGCCTTTTTGCAGTTGCAATATTCGGCACTTTTCCGTCTCCATCTGGGTGATCTCCGTGGTGTTCCATAAGCCCAGCATAAAATACTATAAGCGTAGTCTGCGGAATGTTTGCAACGCTGGAAATTATTTTAGAAACATCCTTTTCGTCAGAAGCTAAAGCAAGTGAGGAAAACAATCCAGCTATCTCCTTAACACAATCTGCATATAAAGAAGCCTCAATTGTATATTCCAGTTTATAATCGTTCCCGCTAATAGTTATTATCTTGTACATATCCTATCCTCCCAGTAATAATTACTCTTCCTCTGTTGGTTTGATTGCGGTATCAGCACCAACATACTCATTGATAGTCAGAGACATGGAAACTGTAAGAAGTCCGTTCTGGTCTCTGGCTGGTTTTGGAATCTTTGTTGGTGGCTCAATTTTGGTAAAAAATGCCTTTTGAAGAGAAGGGAAATACTCTTCATACCACATTGATAAGCCAGATGCCTTTCCAGTTTTGTATGCAGCAATAAGTTTTTCCCACTCATCAATTGTTTCGTCTGTAACGTTTACTGTTACATTGAATGTTCCACCTGTAGAACCACGTCCAGCAATTGTTCTTTCAATTTCGTCTTCCAGTGCAGACGCATCAATCGTCTCTACATCAATGGTAATTTCGTCAGAAGCGTTGATTCTGTGAAGCATTATAAATTTTGTAGGCTTAGTACCAGCCACTGTTTCAACGGCATATCCAGTAAGAGAACCAACTGTAGATACACCAGCAATATTGCCTTTTTCTGCCATTGCTATATCTCCTTTTCTTTCTATCAAACTATAAACTGGCTCTATGACTCTCTTGCACGTAACCCTGTGCCGGGAGATAGCGGATCACCGCCTTTCTACTCTTCTTTTCCAGACTGCTTAATAAGCTGATTTACATAAGTACTTAATCCAGCAACGATAATTCCTTGTGTAATTGCAGTAAACAGCGCCATTGCAGCTTCCTGTGAACCGGAAACTGTAGATGTTGCAAAAACATAAAGACCGCAAATTAACACACCAAGAATTCCTAAAATCATTGGAATAAATTTGTCAGAAATATTCTCTGACTTTTTAATCATTGCCCCGATAAAATAAAGAACTACAACGACAATAAGTAATTCTGGCTTTACATAACTTAAAATCTGATCCATAATCTCACCTCGCTTTCGTTTTAAGCATAAAAAAAGAACGTCTATGCGTTCATTGGTTTCAAAGTAATTTTCCTGTATATATCCGGCTGTATCGGCTCACAAGCTTTTTGATTCCACTGTCACCAAAAAACATAGGTTCCGGGCCATATGTACGACGGAATCCCATGCTCACCATAGCTTTGTGACTTATCTTGTCCAATTCATACAATCTGGTTAATGCTTTACTCCCAGATGTGAAGCAATTTACTTGAAATGATGGCATTGTTGCACATTCATCCCCTTCAAGGTCACCTCTCGTAATTGGATTTCCAAGCATATAAAGCTGTGCATATGCTTTTTTGCCAGAAGCATTTGTCTCGCTCCCATCCATGGAATAATTGTCTGCGCCAGTAATCTTAGAAACAGCCGCTCCCCACCTTGAAAAAACTTCCAATACAGGGGATTCTATTGTGTCCGGCATATCTGTCACCTCACAATAAAAAATGCGCCCACCTTTATGGTGAACGCATTGCATGTTATGCTACAATTTAACACTGTAATCATAACATAATTGGTTAGTATCATTCAGTATATTATGGTATCTTCTTTAAGAAGAGAATACCTCTTTGGCAATTTTGCGAACAGCAATAATAACGGCTTGTTCTGCGTGATACATAGGCATGTACGCTCTATTTCCATATGAATGGCGTGTTTCTCCACTTCTTTCGTCCGTATACCACCATCCATAAGGTGAAAACGCATGGGTTTGTCCGGGGTATGTACCTACTCCGTATTCAGAACCAGATGGCAGAGGGTAATTGTTTGAACCATATGTGATACCAGCTGAAAATTCAATGAATAACACTTTATCACCAGACAGTCTAACAGATGCACCTGTAATGTCACCGTTCTTATTATAGATTATCTCGGTGTAGTATGAACCTTTCTCTTCGTCCGGGATGGATTCCATTGTGGTCTGAATTACTTGTAATCCCTCTTCGCACAATCTCTTAACAAAAAGCTCGTTCTTTCTTTGTAAATCTTTCTGGTATGCCTTTAATTCATTAATTGCATTACGAATTGATTTCTGCGATAAGGTACACTTTATCGTCTTACCCATCTTCATTCCCTCTCTTGGAAATTCCGTATCTAGCAATATTGCCTTTTTGTGTGTCTAAAATCTTCTTTAGCGTGTAATCTGGCAATACTGTAAGTTCTCCATTTTCATTCAAAATAAGGCTTCCGTCCTCGCTTATTTGTGGAATTCTATCTATCCAAAATATGTCCGCTTCCTGTGGATGAAAATTTCGATTAAAGCTTGTAATGTACCTATCATAATCTGGCACTATTCCGGCTGCAATTTCTTCTGGTGTTCCGGCTGTAGATGATACAGAAAAAGAGTATAAAACTGGTTTCTCATAAACTTTAATACGGTCTAATCCTTCTGTTTTTTCTGTTATTCGTGACCAATATACTTTTTGCTTTTGACGGACTAATCCTCTCATGCAATCATCCTTTCCATTCCAACAGGCGAAACGTATGTAAATTTGTTTCCCAAAATATCTCTGGCCGTGCCAATCGCGAAATGGCTGTAGTCTGCCAGAATATTGCATACAAATTCCTCTGCGTCCACCCAATATCGTTTCTCAATCATACGGTGAAGCTCTGGCAGTAGACCATAGCTGAACATCACGCAATGCCCTAATTCGTGGATAAATACACGGTTCAGAAGTTCTCCATGCAAGTTGCTTGCAATTGAAATTGTCATTGTAGAGTAATCAGATACAGCAAGTGTCCTTTGCCCTGTACGGTCAATCAAAACATTATCATTGGGAGAAACAAAGCGCACTCTCCATAAGTCCCCATTCATATAGAATTGTTTCAGCATGGTTTCTCACCATCCTTTCTACGAAAAAAGCCCCTGCCGCATTAATTTGCGACAAGGACTTAATTCATTTATTGCTCTAGTTCATCTGCTGTACAAGTCTGGTCAGGTCAGTTTTCATTGACTGTCTGAGCGTTGCATCTGCATCAGACCACATTTCTGTGAGATTACGGATAATGTCAGATGTGTACTCCTTCATGGAATCATCCATTTTTCTTTTGGATTCCGTGTCTTTGGAATCATGATAATGCCTACGATTCTCATCGTATCTATCATAGGATTCGCCATATCTGGATTTCTTCCGATTCATGTCACCCATTTCCATATCACTACGGTCTGGATGATATCCCATGCGGTACATATTGTGCTCAAATTCTGGATTGTTTAAATACTCATCCATCCAGTCATCATCTTCCATGTACAGATATGGTCTATAACCTTTTCTGGTTCCCCTACCTTTTGGAGCGAAACGCCCATTTGAATAGCGGTAACGGTCATATCCCATGCGTCCAAGATACTTTTCTTCCTGTTCGCATTCATCCATAGCTTCCACGATTCTGTAATCTTTATCTGCACAAACCGCACACTTTACTGCTTCCATGCAGTCTTTCAAATCGTCCCAGTCTTGAGCACTGAGATTATCAAATCCATGTGTTTTGGCTTTTTCCATGGCCCATTTTCCCATTTCCATTGCTGTCTTATGCATTCACGATACCTCCCCTCTTCACAGCCTGTACAACATTTTCTGCTGTTTGGGCTGTACCATTGATTGCAGTCAGATTGTTATTCGGACTACAAGCCGGATTCCCTAACATTTTGAACGCTCCACCAGTAGCGCTTGTTGCAACTCTGGTTGCATATTTTGTTCTGGTTCTGACGCCACATGCTGTTACCTGTGCGCAACAACGATTCTCCAATGGATATAAAGTTGTTCCTGTTCCTATCTGAATCATTACTGGGGCGGTAATTGTGGTTGTATTTGGAATGGACTGTGCTAAAACAATGCAGTATTTTTCTCCATTATTGTAGCTTCCTTCCGGGATAGTAACCACAAGATTTCCACCTGTGAATGCAATTGCAGTAGACAGCACAAGGTGATTGCAAAGCTTACAAACATTTTTACATGCCATATTTTTTACCTCTCAATCAATAAGAGGTGAGCCGCAACCCACCTCTTAGAATTAGTCAACCTCTAAGGGTGAGTTCAACAACTTTTGTTACTTTTAAGATAAATAGTCAGGGATATTCATTCTAGGGCTAGAATTTCCAGTTCTGTTCTTTTTACCAAATAAGCACTCTTCCGCACTCCATCCGGCATGTACCCTATACGCAATGGTTTCTTTTCCTATTCCAAGTTCTCTACTCCACTGAGAAATTGTTTTCTTTTTCCCACCGTACTCTAAAAATACGCTTCTTCTTTTGTTGCTGGCTTGTTCAAACCCAGTAATCCAGCAACAATTTTCGGGACAATAATTTCCATTTACGTCTTTTCTCTCAATGGTTAAGTCTTCTTGATATCCATTCGCATAAGCCCATTCTCTAAACGGCCAATATTCTTGCCACTCATCACACAATTTAATTCCACGTCCACCATAGTCTTTATAGTGCGGGTCATTTGGGTTAGTACATCTTGTTTTAATCGAAGACCATTTTTTATATAAAATTCCGGTTGATTCTCCATGACAGTTTCTACTTTGTTTTGAGTAATAACTTCGCAAACATCCGCAAGATGTACTTGTTCCCCTCATTAAATTGTATTGATAGCAATTGACATCATTGCCACAGTCGCAATGACATTGCCAATAATTAGAACGATTTTTCCTGCCTATTTTCTTTACTACGGTCAATTTTCCGAAACGCTTTCCTGCCAAATCTTCCGCTTTTGGGTGTAAACATCCACAACTTTTTGTGTGACCATTTCTTAGTCTAGATGTGTCTACGATCACAATATTGCCACAATCGCATTTGCATTCCCATAACCTATGTTTCCACTTATTGGTTCCTGCGCTAGATTCAACTGTAAGTTTCCCAAATTTTTGACCTATTAAATCTTGATTAACCATGCACCGTTCCTCCTATGATAATTTTATTATATCATAATAACGGTACATATTCAATTTTTAATTTAATTCAATGATAAAATCAGCAACAACCGTTGTTTCCCCCACATCCACAGCTTCCATAATATCCATACAAGTTGCTTGCCGGATATGCAGGAACCGGAAGCGGTGCAGTGCGTCTGAGAATTTCTGCTGTATTTGCGTTCATAGCCGCCTGTAATACCGCATTCTGGTCGGACTGTGAAGCCGCCAGTTTAAGTGCCTGATTCTCTGCTCTGAGGTCTGCTGTCTCTTTCTGGCAAAGATAATCAAGGATTGCTCTTGTGTTGCTATTCTGATTTTCCAGAAGGTCTCTGGTGTTGTTGTTCATTGTGTTCTGGAGAGCACAAGTGTTGGTAGCCAAGTTGTAGTTGATACCCTGGATAGCTTCTCTGGTCTCGCAGCAACAACTTGCTAACTGAGACTGTAATGCATTGGTATTCTGCATACCGGCTACAGTATCAGCATTGATTGCCTGCTGAACGCCGTTGAAGCCTTGAAGCATTCCAACGTTCACGCCATTGAAGCCACTCTGCATGGTATTGTTAAGCGCATATGTGCTATCGCAAATACCCTGCTGAATACCTCTGATACCATTCTGAATATCATTCAGAGCAAAGCTCTCATTGATATCCGCTCTGGTTGCCCATCCTTGGAAACCTGCACCATTTGTACCGTTTCCACCATTGCCGCCCCAGCCGCCAAAGCCGCCGAAACCGCCCCAGCCAAAGATTGCGAAAATAAGGACAAGCCAAATAAGGGAAAAACCATCGCCGCCCCACATGTCGTTTGCACGGTTATTAGAGCCTGTAGCGGCTGCAATGTCGCTAAGACTATAATTTGAACCATTCATCATGTTTTTAGTCTCCTTAAATTTTATTTACAATAGGAGACATCCGCGGCTGTCATCCCAAATTGTAGCGATTCTAAATCACCCAATTATGGGGAAGTTATTTCATCCCTAAAAATTTTTCTAAAATTCCTTCGGGAGAAAAATTCTTTTCTTTAAATATATTTTGCTGGACTTGGTGTAGTTGTTCTGTATCACCATGTTTGTATAAATCAAGAGCATTTTTTAATGTTGGATTGTTTCCAGCAAATTTGCTCATATCGTTCATCATATTATCAACGCTTCCGAACCTTTGAGAAATCATTTGCTGAATTCTTTGTTTCATTATTGCGTTTGGGTTGAAATTCATCTCTGATTACCTCCCTTCTGTGTCTTGGGCGGTTCAGATTGTATTGGCAATAATTCTTTAATTTCAGAAATTTCAGCATGAACATCATCACGAAGTTGGTTGATCAGCGAAACAATATCAACTTGATTTGTGTTATTGCTTTCTGGTTGTTCTCCTTCATTTACAAGTCTATAAGTGAAAATTCGGCTTCTGCCATCTGCCTGTAACTGTTTTCGGTAAACTTCTGTACCGTCAGTTTTTGGATAATAGACAGGGTTTCCAGACATATCTACATCTTTTGCCTTTACAGTATCAATGCCATCAACCATCTGTCCTTGCAACATGGGGATTTGTGGTACTTGTGGCATTTGTTGTATTGGTTGCTGAATCTGTGCCTGTCCGTATGGCATTGCCTGCTGATAACTATTCTGCAATTGTGCTAATCTATCTTGATACGGTTGTATTTGTTGAAATGGTTGTGCAAAATACGGATTACCATACTGCATATCTCAAACCTCCCTTGTTTTTATAACTATATTTTACAATAATAAGAGGTTAATTAACACGCCATGATAACGCCATAAATACGCCATTTTCTATGAATACAAAGAAAAGCCCCGACAATACATCGGGGCGACTTTCATAATTTTCTTCTTTAATTTTCTGTTTATGCGGTCTACGGTTCTTGTGCTGTAGCCCATGATTTCTGAAGCTTCTGCAAGTGTTTTTTCTTCGTAAACACGCAATCGGAATAACTCTTTTTCTCTGGAATCAAATCCAGCTTCACGCAAATAGAAGATTCTTTCATCTTCTGAAAAGTCTTTATAATTATCCATTCCACCGTCCTCCCTGTTAGTGGAATCAATATTACACCGGGAAAATGCCTTTAAGGGCAAAGCCTAAAACAATACCAATTATGCCAGTTATGACATAAGCAATAATTTTGTCCTGTAATTTTCCTGGCTTTTCCATGAGTGCTTTTAAATTGTCGTTCATTTCGTCAACTGTATCTTTGATGTGTCCCAGATCGTTGTTGTATAAAGCAATTTTCTGTTCCAGCGCATTGATACGATTAAAAAAGCCTTCATCCCTTTTGGAATGCTTTTCTTTCATCTCATGGACGGCACTTTCCAATTCTTTCAAGCGGTGTTCGTTGATACACTCGTGTTCACATCCCATCGCTATTCCTTTCCATCACTCCCATTTTTAAGATATTGCTTCTACCCACCTAATTTGAAGCACCCCTGCGATACGTGGGAGGATTGACGTATCACGCACACACCATCTTAGAATCCGATAAATGGAAATACACCATGATTTACATAGATTTCAGTTTCGGAAGTCCAATTTCTGTTTACAGAAGATTCGGAATGTGATCCTTGGAATTCAGCTCCCTGTTTCACCAGAAAGAAAAGAGCCAAATCAAATATGCAATCATAGCAGTTTTCCATATCGGAATTTATTTTCTCATCACTGTAGGATGAAGGATAATTCCTTTTCTTCTTAAATGAACGAATAGCCCTCTCTGCTGAAAGAGGAATCATCCTCGCTGTTTCTGCATCATCTTCAAGATAATTTGTCAAATCTTCTATAAGCTGTTCGTCCATTTAATCACCTACCTTTGCTGAGATAAAATCTCTGATATTATTCCAGCCTTATTAGTTGCTGTCAGGGCATAGCCGTTATCACTTGCAAGTTGTCTTAACTGTGATACAGTCATATTAGACAACTCGCTTTCTGTATACTTATGTGTCGATTCGTCATAAACACTCGCTACAGATGGTGACTGGCTGTTTTCATCGAGACTATGCCCGGTTATTCCCCCGCCTTGGTACCGATAACGATACCGCCGTTAGCTTTTGGTGCAACAGGAACAAACATACCGGATGCTTTTGTCCATACTGCAACTGGGTCTGGTGTAGCCACATGGAAAGAGTAACAAAGGAACGATTCTCTTCCTGGATAAACTGTCTGTATTCAAGTTCTTCTGGTGTTACGCCCCAAAGACCGGAACCAAAGGAACCATTTGCATTTGCTTCATACAGAGTAAATACATCTTCTTTGAAGTATCTTCCTGTTTTCAGAGTTCCGTCTGCTTTTCTGTAACGATATTTTTCATCGCAGCGATCAATTGTGATTCCGTACTCCTGCATAAGCAGATTTGTAAGCTCCTGTTTTGTCAGAAGACGTTTGTTTGCAGCTCCAAGAACCGCGGTCTGCATTGCAGTATTGCTTCTCATGTAGTTAATCATTTTAAGAGAAGTAAGAGCTTTGTTTACCACGAAACCATTGTCTTCTGCGACGGCAACCATCTTCTGGATATCACCCATGATATCTGCATCCGGTTTAGACCAGTCTGTCATTGTTACTTTTGCACTGGACGGTACGCCGTAATCAATGCTCATATCCACATGATTTTCCTTGATTTTTACAATACCAGTGGAAAGGAACTGGCCTTTCATTACATTCGCCCTTGCGACTACGCCCTCAAAAAGATTGGCTGCATCATCAAATACGAATTTTTTGAGATTATTGTCATCTGGAACACCATTTTCAATCGCTTGCTGTAATCGCTCAGACTGATTGATTTTTCTCTTGATGAAAAGCTTCTCGGTCAGTACCTTTTCAAAACCAGGTCTGGAACCAATTTCTGCTTCGGTATCAAGTGCATGAACAAAAGCTACCTCTGGCAGTCTTTGTCCAGCCATAAGTCTGTAGTATTCAGCTTTCAAATACTGTGTTTTTGTATCTGGGAAAATGGTACCGAGGATACCAGGTCTTTTTACATCAAAGCTCTGGGAGAAATTAAGTCTCTCTTCCTCTGTGATTGTTTCTAATACATTAAATGGCATTTGTCATACCTCCTTAAAATACTGGGTCTTCTGTGACTACAAAAACAATTCCTGCTTTTTCAAGCTCTGTTTTTGCAGTAGTGTCAACTGTTACTGGAAGTCTCTTTTCGAGAACACGGCCTGCGACAATCACGGAAATTGGTCTCTTGGTATCATCTGTCATATCAACATCTTCAAATACAATGCCGATTGCGCCTGTCGCATTTGTTGGATATACGGAACCTGCTTTAATAATTTTCTTAGTTCCAACTGTTTCAGCATTTGTCTGGTCTGCTGTGTAGGTTTTAAGTACAAGTCCGACCTCGGATTCGAGAATATTTGGAGTGGACTCATACTGCTCTGTTTTCATAAAAGCCATTATTTATATCTCCTTTACTTAAATATTTACAGGGGCGTTATCGTCCGCTGATTTAGTTTCCTGGTTCATTTTTGCTGAGTAAGCTTTTGCAAATTCAGCAGCATCGCTTTTCACTGTAGGTTTGCCGCCGCTACCACCACCCGGATTCGGAGTGTTTTCTAATGCTTCTTTCTCCCAAGCTGCCTTTGCGGTATCGAGTGCTGTTTTATTTGCTTCGGAAACTCCCTTAACAAAAGTTTCGACTTCTTTCATTACATCTTCTGGTTTCTCATACGGTGCAGATGCGTATGCTTTAATAGCACTCGCGTATGTTTCGGTTGAAAGTCCTGCATTTGCGAACATAGAAGTAATTTCACTGGTAAGGGCTTTTTTGTTGGATTCTGCAAGCGCAGCTTTCAAATCAGCTAACTCCTTATCCACTGCTTCCTTTTCTTTCTTGCGTTCAGCTTCTAGCCGTTCTGCTTCGGTCATGTTCTGCTTTTTCAACTCTTCCAACTCTTTTTCCAGGGAATCTGCTTTTTCAGCTTTTTCCTTCAGAGAAACATTTTTGTCTTTCTCTTTCTTAGTTTCAGCAGAAATAGAATCAAGAAGCTTAGAAACCTGTTCCTCGGAAGGTTCTGCAACTCCCATACCGATAAGTGCCTGTTTTGCCTGTTCTCTTGTCATTGAAATCTCCTTTCTTCCAGTCCAATACGCTTTTTCAACACGGTTCGCTCCGCACATGGTCTGTACCCGATTTACGCTCACGGGCTGTTGCAATTTATTTGATTTTGGGTATTAAAAAAGAAGCCTTAGATTTCTCTAAAACTCCTTAAATAATCGAAATTTGGTTCATTCTTCGTTAGATGGAGAATTTGCCATTGGTTCTGTTTTGGACGGATTTTGAAACTTTCCGTCAAGTAATTGCTGTGCTTTCTGCATTTCCGCTTCCGGGTCTGCCAGTTCCGGGTAAATAGTTCCCAGATACGGTAAACTCATTTCGTAGACTTTCTGCGGATCACTAAATAAACCGCAAGTAATCAGTGCAATAAGCGGATGAATTTTATTTTTAAACAGATAATCGAGTGCCTGTGCTTTTACAAGCATATTGTCTGTTGGGTTTCTGGTTATCTTTACATCAAAATCTCTGGTTGAGATATTAACATCATTTGATGTACCACGGATAATATTCAGAATAATTCTAGCAGATTCCTTTTCAGCTTCCTTGGTGAATGCTTCTACCAATTTTGCATCTCTTTCTGCGAAGTCCCATCCATTACGAAGGTATACAGCATTTCCTGTATCACCTCCGCTATTGCTTTGGCGGTTTGGCATTGCTTCCACAATCAGCATGTTATTGTAGATATCATCCTTTGCAACCTGGCTCTCTGATTGATTCAATTCAGCGGTCATCAGTTCAACATCTGACTGACAGCCATTTCCAGTATCTTTTACAGAGATGGCACCAAGTTTTACCATTTTCAAAAACTCGTTTTCATCTACCTCGCAGTTCTTGAACTTCATAAAGGCTTGCACAAACTGTTCAACGCCATTTAATCTATCAGACTGGTATTTGTTAATTGCATCAAATAAGGTGATTGCAATTTCAACATCTGAAAGCCTGTCATGATTATTCGGGCATTCAACAATAGGAATTCCTCCAAAACCGTTGATGCCATATTCGGTTACTTTTCCATTCGTGATTTTGAAAAACTGTTTCTTTGAATAACATAAGTAGTATTGTTGCTCATCTTCATCCTTCAAAATCTGAACGGACAGCATTGGTTTTCCGTTCCTCTGCGAATATACAATGTAACAATCACCAGGATACGGAATAAAGATTCTAAACGGCGGTAAATCTCCGTTTTCTGTCCAGTCCTCTTCTTTCAGAATAGCCTTATAAGAAGTTCCTGTTGCACTTTGGTATATTGCTCTCTGGATGTTTCTTGCATCTGCATTGGCTTCATCCAGATAATCATTCAGCAAATCAACTTGCTCATTTATTTTTTTGTCTGCATTTTTCTTTTTACATACATATTGGATTGGTTCCCCGCAAATCTGTCCAGCTTTAAATTTTACAGTTTCAAATGCGTGATTTTCAACCACTCTGTTATTAACTTCTGGACGTACTATTTTATTTCGATACAATATCGGCTGATCACCTTTCATGTACCGATACAAGTAATCAATCAATGTTCGATTTCTATTATGTATGCCAATTGTATCTGATACTACTTTTACTACATTTTGTGGAGTGATTCGGTCAACGCCTGTGTAGGCTACTTTTCGCCCGAAATCACCTCGGCATAAATCTACAAAATTCATTGTATTTCTCACGAGCCGAACCATCCTTTCTGCAAAATAAAAAGCACTGGATGTTTTAATCCAATGCTCTACTTTATATTCTACACATATTAAAAGTATTTTTCAGTATACTTCGGTATCATCTTTCGAAACCTTTTATCTTTTTTATTTCTGCTATGGCTTTTAAATGCTTTTTTT